AATGACCACACTGGTCAGACTGGATTCAAAATATGCCCCTTTTTAAAGTGGGCTCAGTCAAAGATAATTCAAAAGTGTGAAGATTAGCCAATGGACAGAATACAGAACGAAATCAGTAAACTTCGTCATGAGCAGCATTTGCGCGAAAGACTGCAAGAAGCCCAACTTCGACAGATAAAGCGTGAGCATGATGGTCTTCACAAGTGGATAACCATTAAGCCAAATCTCAGACTCCTCTGCCGAATAGACGAAAAAGGTAACCTCCTCCCCAAGGAACAGGAGCACATCAGAAAAGTCAAACAAACTTTAGGTATCATATAAGATATGAGTGAAGAATCAGTATTATCCTTTCGCAAGCTGGTTTCAGCTATGCGAACCACGGAAAAGGAATATTGGGCACACCGCGATAAGAAGATACTGCGCCAGTCCATCGAACTTGAAAAGCGTGTTGATGGCATCATCATGAAGGCAGACGGAAATGATGTCCCTCAGAACGACAACGGAAGATTTTTCCTTCTGGTGGCAGAACTTAGAGCCTCAACCATCCAATATTTCCAAGAGAAGAAGAAGCCACAGCCCGACAAGGAGCTGGTCAACTCCCTCTTCAAGACCATCAAGGAGAAAGAAGCCAAGATAGATAAGATGCTCATACGTCTCAAAGACGAGCAGATAAAGAAAGATGGCTACATTATCCAGTACCACGTCATGGAACGGCCAAGAGCACATCAGGCTCGTTCTATCTTTAATTCCTCGGATGAGCAGCTTGCCAATATAGAGTTGAATGACCACTACCGCCATCCCTACCCTCCTGGCACCATGTATTTCATCTGCAAGGAATATCTTGGCAAAGACGGAAAACCGCTACCTCAGGAAGAGATAGACAAAATTATTAATAACAATTTAAATTCTTAAGATTATGAACAAGAAAGAAAACAAGCCTCAGGAAGAGGCTAAGACACAAGACAAGCCTCAGAACAAGCAAAAGGAGTCCTTCATTGGCACAGGTAATGGTTCTTCCCTCCGCTCTCGTACAAGCACATGGTTCGAGTGCAAGGTACGCTATGAGAAGACACAGGAGGATGGAAACGATAAATTGGTAAACGAGCTGTATGTTGTTGATGCCCTCTCCTTCACCGAGGCAGAAGCAAGCATCATCGATAACATGACAGTCTATGTATCTGGTGAACTTAAGATTGCCAACATCAACCCTGCCAACTACAACGAGATTTTCTTCTCTGATATTGATGACGATGATCTTTGGTTCAAGGCTCGTTTGGCTTTCATCACCATTGATGACAAGAAGGATAAGGAGAAGCGTACCTATGTCAACTACCTTATTCAAGCCAAGTGCATTGAGCGTGCCAAGCGTTATGTAGATGAGGTCATGGGCAAGACCATGATCGACTATGAGTTGAAGAGCCTCAGCGAGACCAAGATTTTTGATGTCTTCGAGCATGAGCCTTCCACTGATAACAAGCAGAAAGAGAAGGACGGTAAAACCGAGTAATCACTGACAATTCTTGCGCAATTCGGTTCTCAACAAGCTAAGTTGCGCAAGTTATCACTTTTTATCCTCATTTTTCTCGTACCTTTACCCACATTATTAATATATAACATCAATCATATATGAAGAAATTGAAACGTTTAATCATTTACCTACGCCTCTGGTTTATCCGTAAGATGGGTTACAATCTCCCATCCCTCCGTGAGGCAACCTGTATCGTTCCCGGTCAACTCTATGACCATTTCGGTCGTGTCGTGAGAGCAGTACCAAGTAAGATGCCTGCAACTGATAATGGAGACAGCAAAGAACAGGAAGAAGTGCCTGAACATTGCTTACAGTGTGATCTGTACAACAAGCATATCCCTTGCTCCTTCAATCATCGTATGGCCAACGGCAACGACATCTGCGAGAATCATCATTTCGAAATCATCTGCCTCAACACTGGCAACATCTAAAGATACTCATTATGGAAAAACAAAAAACAAGATACAGACTTGATAAGAAAACGGGTCATCTTCTGGAAATACCTTCTAAGAAGCAGGTTCGTGAAAACGTTAAGAAGATTCGTGAGCAAAAGGGAAAAGATCAGTTACCTCAATCTCCGGTCACTATTCATGAGACTCAGGCAGAGAAAAACTTCAAAAAGGTTCAGAAGGTCATCGACCGCATGCACGCCAAGGCGAAACTGCCCGATTTTCTCTCAATGGCTCGACATAAGTTCCTCTCCACCGTCTGTGTCATCAATAAGCCGGGCAAACAGCGTAGCCTACTGCCTGATAAGAAAGGCCGCTTCGTCATGCTCTGCCATGGAAAAATGGCTAAAGTTTTCACGGCTGATGTTTGCCTGATCGTTAAGATTCAGAAGTCCATCATCAAGAAACATGAAATGGCACCAGGTGGAGAAGTGACCACAGAGCATTGGCAGGATGGTAGCTGGAGCATCGTACCGTGCCGGGCAGACAAGAGTAATTACACCACCATTCAGGAGGTCCGTCTTCGTCCATGGTTCTTTCTCCATCGCTACTGGTATGAAATATCCTTCGATGGCAGAGTAGAGCCAGCAATGATGTTGAATGATTACGGCCTCAACCCTACCCTTCGCAAGAAGCATTTCTACGTTACCAGGGAATATGTAAAAGTACGTAACCAGGATGCCGAAAACGACTACTTCCGTTTCTGGCTCCACAAACCTACAGATTATGCAGAACGAAACTGATATTTACATCCTCAACCGTCCACGCCATCAAAAGCGTGGGCTAACCCTCAACAAGAATGGGCGCATCACTCTGCGCTCATCCCCAATTAAACTTCTTGGTTTGGAGCGAGGAGATAAGATCATCTTCTTATTCCATGACTCTCAGATGTACATTGTCAAGTCTTCCAGCCATAATCTTGCTATCCCTCTATATGGGCGCAAGTCTCAACTCCACGGTTGTAGCGCCAGCACCGTCAAGGAACTCTTCAATCATATACCAGGCATTCCACCTGATACTCAGGAGATAGACTTGGTAGTCTCTGACCACCTCGAAAACATCATGATATGCAATGACATCATTCAGGCTTTGGCAGTAGTCAATCGTGCCGACCCATCCCATTGCCGATAATTAAACATTAAGCACAACACATTAAACATTAAGAAAGATGCAACAATCAATCAGATACAAAGGTCTCAGCCTCACTCCCGATGAAATGGCAGTAGAAAACGGTGCACTGGCCCTCTGTGGCAATTTAGAGCTGCACGATGGTGCATTACGCCCTGCCATTGTCGCTGGCACACCCCTCTCTCAGCCCCTCACCGTTAATGGTGAGGTGGCTAAGATTTTATATGTTCACGAAACTGGCAGTTATCACCACCTCATAGCCATAGCCTCATCCTCCATCTATTGGTTCATGCAGGATGGCACGCTAGGCTCATCCACCCCGATCAAGTCCTTCGACTACGGTTCCACCATACTCTCCATCAACTCCATCGGCAATACCCTCATCATCACCGCCACCGATGGCATCCACTATGCCCAGTGGAAAGAAGGCTCTTACTATTATCTTGGGCAGAAACCACCATTTCTTCCTATTTCCTTCGGTCTGTCATACAACCATACGGAATCCTATACCCATGGAGGTGGATTGGAAACAACTGGTAGCATAGACAAGACCGACTATGTTTGGCAACAAACCACCGTCAGTTCTGCCGATGTTCTTTCTGCGGCCAAGGCATCTGCTGATTTCCATTCTCCCGGACAGACTGCATATAGCATCAAGGAAGAAAAACAGTCGGATATTACCCAGAGCCTTTGGGCGTTAATCAATCGTACTAACAATCTCATAGCCAAGAACGGACGTTTTTATGCCAATTTCTTGGTGCGTTATTGTTATCGGCTTTACGATGGCACAATGATTATGCACTCTGCGCCAGTCCTCATGCCAGTCCTGGTGCCAAACAATTTCAAGGTCTATTATACCAATGGCTGGGCTAAAAGTACCAAGCCGGAAAATCCGGTAGGATCAGAAGTCACAGGCGCAAAGGATTTTGAGTATGATGATTCTTTTGAGCAAAGAATAACCGATTCCAGCGGCGAAATGGTATTCTCTATGAAGGTCAACAAACTTACCATGACATATTATCCTCGTAACGTATCCCTCCAATACACCATCAGAAGCTATTCTCTCATCCAGGAGCTGAAACAGTGGAACGACATCATCAAGTCGGTCGACATATTTATTTCCACCCCGATTCTTAAGGCAGACCAAAGTGAGAAAGTAGTTTCTTTCAATGTTACAGAAGCATGCTACGGATTGGGAAAAGGTCTCTTCGAATCCATAGCCACTCGTACTCTTAATGGTAAACTGCGTGGCTATGGTGTCATCACAGTCAACATCCCATCGCTCTCCGATTCAGCCTATGCCGACAAGATCAAGAACACCTCTGCCCTCTATAAGGTGGCATCACTGCAGGTGGATGAGTTGTCAACTGCCATCCATGCAGAAGTGCCGGTGGATAAGTCTGCAGTCTATAACATATCCACTCAGGAACAGATGAAAGACGACTACAAAACCCACAACAGTCTCTTTGCCAAAGGCACTTATGCCTACAATCATCGCTTGAATCTCTATGGCATGAGCGAGAAACTGTTTTCAGGCTTCTCTCCTTTCGAAATGTTCCCATATCCTCCATATCCTTCTAACTTCTATAATGGTAGCAATGTCACCATCAGCCAGATTGTCGTGCAGCTCAAAACCACGGAAGGCTTCAAGTATGTAGAATGTTCCGGCTCTAACATCAAGACCGAACTTTACACGCTCATCAATATGCCTAAGTTCTACCCGGATTCACGTGCCGAGAAGATGATCATATTCACAGACGGTGGTGACATTTATGAGTTTGTCCTGAAGGAATGCAATGAGTTGAATGGCGCTATGCACATGGGCGATTTCTCATACAGTCCATCCAAATATCGCATATCCTCCTTCTCCTATTCCGTAGATGATGTAGTCGATATGAGCAACAAGATCTACACTTCAGAGTCCGATAACCCTTTCTATTTCCCTCTGAACGGAATCAACACCGTAGGTATCGGCATCATTCAGGGCATAGCCTCCACCACGCGTGCCCTCAGTCAGGGGCAGTTTGGTCAGTACCCTCTCATGGCGTTCTCCACCGATGGTATCTGGGCGTTGGAAGTCTCCTCCCAAGGCACCTATAGCAGCATCCACCCTATCAGCCGTGAGGTCTGCAGCAATCCGAAGTCCATCACCCAGCTAGACCAGTCCGTGCTCTTCGCCACCAATCGCTCCCTCAGTCGCATAGCAGAGTCTCAGGTTGTTTCCATGTCAGATGTCTTGGATGGTCCCGGCTTCAACATTTCCGGTAGCCTAGGTAAGTTCCTCAACTTCTTCATTGATGCAGAAGGGGATAGCGAATCCGTCAAGACAATCAAGGCTCAGATGCGTCAACTCATAGATTTTACTTCATCGCCAATAGAGTTCTTCCAGCATTGTCAGGTTATCTACGATTACAAAAACTCTCGCATCTTATGCCTGGATGTTACGCAGACGAGTAGGGCCTCTACGGCTGATACGGTGGCTCTCTGCTATTCTATCAAGGATAATGCCTGGAGCACTTTCCTTATACAGAACGTGCTCACGTCAATCAATTCCTACCCACACCCCTACATACAATATAGGGATGGCAGCGTGATAGTCCTGGATAGCGGTTACGATTACGAGGATGATACCGAGTATCACGGCATCATCGTCAGCCGAACCTTGAAGTTCGATGAGGATAATGCCCCTGATTCCATCACTGGCTACATCCATTCCCTCACGTCTGGCAGCATACCAATCATGTGGTTATATGGTAGCAATGATAATCAGAATTGGCATTACATCGGTCGCTTGGGCGGCATGAAGTCCAGCTACATGGCTACTCACAGCTATCGCTTTTTCCGCATTGCCCTCTATCTAAAGATGAAGTCCATGAACCAATATTTCGCAACTCGCCTCGAAGTCATCCGTCGCTTCAACAAGTTCTAGCCAGAAAAAATAAGAGCCTTCGCAAATCAGGAGAATCCCGATAGCGAAGGCTCTTTCCATAAACACCCAAAATAATGAAGAAAAAGAATAGCCTCAAAAATAAAAAGTCACCGTTCCAGGCGATTCCATCGCCTGGTCCCAGATAGCCCCCAAGTCCGCCTCTTAAGTAAAGCTAGGCCGTCTCAGCGTATAGTTATCCCGGCTCAGCAAGTCGCTCTTGATGTTATTGTAGTCAGCGGTAGCGCTTTCTCCATACGTTCCAGCCTTATCCGCAAACTGATCCATCAGGAACTGGCTCATCACGTAGTCTACGATGTATCTGTGGCAGTGGCTCTTCAAGGCATCCGTCACAGCCACGTTCCAGTTCGGAATCTCCAGTTTCAGCGTCACCGTCTCATAGATGGTTTCCTCCCTGTCCTTACCAGCCTTGTTTACGGTAGCAGTCGTTTCGTTCTCCTCACCGTCAATGATGGTGGTCACTACCTCCGTCCAAGTACCGTCTTCGTTGTCAGTATAGGCATACTTTCTGATGCCCTTCACCAGTCGCTCCAGGTTGTTGTTGTCCTCCACTCTACCAGTAGTCTGATAACGTTGAGCAGCCAGTTTGATGTTAGCGATGGCTTCCGTCACGGCACGGTTGATAATACTGCGAGTCTCGTCACTGTCCGGGCTTTCAATGTTGGCTCTGATGTCCTTCTGAGCTTCGTCCACCATTCCCTGGCTTACTACATAGCATCTTGCCAGTATATCATTACATACCTGCTCCATGCTAAAATTCAATGTAATCAATTTTCTATCCATAATTGCAATTATTTATATTGAAGAAAAATTATCTCAGTTCGAAAGGTGGTCTGCCTCCGCTCCAGTCCACAAAGTCTTGGTGAAAATGCTGCGAAGCAAAGTCTGGGTTTCGCTCAGAGCCTTTCAGCCCTTTCTGCTCATCCTTGTCTACCGCATCCCCATTTCTAGCCTCAGCATCCACATCCGAAGATCCTTCTTTCTCTGTATCATCAGCAATTCTTGCAGCCTCAGCAAAGCTAAAATCCTTCTTTAGCAGCACCTCTTTGATAGCTTCCAGGTCACTTGCTCCCATGCTGGCATAGTCCGTATGGTTCATATCCGGGAAGTCGCTCAGCCATCCGGCAAGGATAGCATGAACCAGATAGTTCTGTATTTGGTTGGTAAGGACCCCACTTAGCCTAGGTGGCCAATAAACTAAAGTCTTGATGGTGATTGAGAAATCATCAGCCAGTGCCTGTAGGTCAAACTGCTGTGTGGTCGAAGAAGAGAATCTTGCCAAGAAGTTTTCCAGGTCGGTTATCGCCTCCCGATAGTATATATCCAGTTTCGCTTCCTCGCCATCGCTCGCCCAGACGGTCTGAAAGTCCACCTCCGGGTTATGCTGCGCAATGGTGACAGATAGTCCCTCTACCACGTACATTACGCTCTTTTTCACTATTTTTATAGTTATCGTTTTCATAAGCCTTATTTCTTTCTATGCCACAACCAAATCAGCAAACCAATCACTGCAACTACCAGGGTCCAGATGATCTTGGCTGTATACTTCCCCAGGGTGATATACCTCTGTTCTGCCTTGCTCAGTTCTCTACTCAATACATGGATAGAGTCCTGCTTTAACCGAATCAGACTGTCCTTTTGCACGATCAAGAGTTGATATTTATCCACCTTCTTACTCATAGTATAGATAGAATCCTGTAGCTTCGTCACCTCTTTAGTGTCTCTATTGGTCACAACAGAGTGCCAACTTTCTGTTTTGATAGGCTTTCCGTTCTGGTCTACAGTGGTTGAAGTACTATCCTTTGTATGAGTTGTCTCCTTTGTCGAAGTCTCATGCTCCCGGTTACGGTATGTAGCCATCTGCTCGAAGGCTGAGATAAACCGCTCCTGCCAACTGGCATCCAAGCCCTTGCTCACGGTGTTGTCTGTGATATAGTGCTCCCGCGTCACAGTCTTCGTCTTACAACTCGTCAGAAACAACATTGAGAAATACGCTATCCAAACGAACAGATAGATAATTAAATGTTTCGATTTCATAAGCTATTCTGTTTATAAGGCAACCATAGCCCTGGCAAGATACTTCTTTCTGCTAACCAGTCCGTTTGTGCCTCCATTTATCTTTTTCGTAATTCTCAACACATTATCCGCATCAGCCAGTTCGTTCAGCCCATGCGTCTCCCAGAACCACATCGATACGTCAACGCAAAGTTCCGGCTGTTCCAGCAACTCCGGATGCTCCAACACAGGCTGCATACTGTATACCTGGAATATTGAGTAGTTACTTCGGCCGGTCAACTGGATGAAGCCTCTGCCCTTATACTTGGCACCATCGCCCTCATGCGTGTTGCCGAGCATCTTTCCAAGTAATCCCTTCTCATACTTCGTGAAATAAGAGTTCTTTCCTAGTTCATGGGTATAAAGAAGTTCACCGCTTTCATGCGCTATCTGGGCAAGGAAGTGCGCCCATCGTAATTTTGTATTGATGTGATACTTCTCTGCCAATTTGTTGAAATAAGGCAAATATTTATCTACCCTATTTTTCGCATTCGGCATAATCTTCAGTATCTGCTCCTTAGTTATTTCCTTCATTTCCATTTTCTTTATTGTTTTTATATTCTTGGTATTTCTTGAACATCGGAAACTTCTCCACAAATCCAAGTGTCAGCGCATAATACACATAGTCCACAAGTTTATACCAGGGCGTATCAGGCACTAGCATCCGTCTCAGATTCTTCAATATGTTGGTCGTGAACAGATAAGTAGCTGCTATACACACCCACTTCACGCAAAACAGAGCCTCAGTATCAGAATGCAGGAAGTGACCGATAATAAACAATGCAGCCACCGTCACGAAGAACACTGCACAGCATACGAAGAACATGCCGAATTTCTTCCAGCTCCATTCTTCACCGTTAAACACTGCAGCCACGATACCGAACACCAGGTTCAGCCCGAACAATACCATCATGGCAATCATAAAATCCCTGATGGGAACCAGCAGACTCAGAAAAGTCCATATCGTCCCAATTAAGTAACCTCGAATATCATTCATTTTCTTTTTCATTTATCCGTCCCCACTCCGTTATGGAAACGATGCAAATTTAAGCCATCATTCCCGATTATCAGTGATAAGTTCAGCAACTTCATACGAAAAAGAGAACACAAGCCCCTAATAAAGCCTGCATTCTCTTCTTCTGATAGTTTTCTTTTATATATCTCTAGGTGTTATGGAATCATTTCTAGAAGAGCAAATTGATTCTTCACTCTTCGTTCTTCACTCTTCACTTAGTTAAAGTACCCCCAAGCCTTACAATGGCCATAAGGGTTATCATCATCCCTCAGCCAATTTACGGCAAGATCCACCATCTTGTCCATCAACTGCTCTTCGCTGTCCTCCGGGAACCATTTCTTCATCAGATTATAGTTGTCAGAGTAGATCATGTTCAGCACCACGGCAAAATCCCATTGGTTGTAAGGTCTGATCTCGTCCTTCACCGTCTCATAGATTTCCTGCGTCTTGGCCATGGTATAGTAAGGAGCACGATGCTCTACCTCCTTGTCATCCTCAAACACCATCTTCTTGATCTGAGCCTCAGCAAAGAAGTCGTTGAAGTGGCCGTTACCCACTACCCCATAAATCTCCTTATACAGTTTCAGGAGATCATCTTCCTCGGCATGCATCGCCACAAACTTGCCGATAATCTTAGTTACCTTCACCATCTGTTCCGGTGTGGCATCACTCTGATATTTTGTAATAAGTTCCACTAAGTTCATACTATACCTGTTTTTGTGATTTGACAAATTTGAAAATCTCGTCCAACTTGTTTTCCATCTGGTCGAGTCGCTGATTTGTTCTCTGCTGGTCACGAAACGTTGTGTCCAACTCTGAGAGAAGTTGATCACAGTCCTTTACGGTCTGCTCGAAGTCCGGCATCTTATTGATGATGTCATTGGCTTGGTTCTTCAATGCGTTTACCTCGTTGATGATACTCTCCTTACTACAAGAGATTACAAGGGTGTCGCTGTATGCTGTTTGCTCAGTATCAACTACCGAATAAGTTGACTGCTTTCCGTCTTCCGTCTGAACATTCACCTTCACGTTCATGGTGCCAAAGTTTGGCATGCCAGGCATCTGTGGCATCATGTTGGGTTTGCTACCACTAATATCAGGGCTTGGAGCATTCATCACTTTACCCTGCTTGAATTTTCTAGTCGCCCGGTCAAACAAAAAGACTGGGAAACCTGCCTTTAAATCTTTAAATATCATAATCGTATCTTTTTAAAAGGATAATGCGAGGGAAACGATGGCTAACAAACCATCCACCATTTCCCCCTATAATGATACTAAGCTGTAGTCAATGCTACGGTTAGACTGTCAAATATGCTCAGGCCTCTAGCCTTTCCGCATACCACATCGTTAGCCTTTTGCGTTCTGCCAACACTGGCGATAGTTACAGCCGTTGGCAGTGCTGTCTGCCCTTGGAAGGCTGCTACCCATCTTTCCGTGTAAATCAAAGGCTGCGCTCTCATCACGTTTCTGTTGCCTATTACAGGCGAAATGATGGAGATTGTCGCCACGATAGGTACAAACACCGTTGTGCCATTCAGGATAGGCTGCTCATAACTGTAGGTTATGCTTGTCTGTGGCTGCACGCTGCCATTCACGCAATAAGGTCTGCAAAGCTTCTCATTGTAAGTAGCTAAGACTGAAACTTGGTTGGCTACCAATGCTGTAGTAGCCAAGCCCACTGGAGAAATCTTGTTCATACCACTACGCTTCTGTTTCATTCTTTACTTTTTTACTGATAGCCACCTGCTACACCTGCGCCACATCCGCAACCGCCATTCATCAGATTGGCAAGGTAGATGTTCTGCTGCAGCTGTGAGTTCTTAAACTTCAAGTCCTGAATCTCGTTAGCTTGCTCCTGGCTCCAATGCCCTGTCAAGGTGTCGATGATGCGCTGGGTGTTGTTCTCACCTGCACGGATGACGTCACACTTGTCTTGCTGCATCTGGAAACCGAGATTAGAAGCTGCTCTTTCTATACCAGTGTTGGTATAGCTAAAGCCCTGCTGCATCTGGTTAACGATGTCCTTCTGGCCAAGCTGATTATCATACCCCATCTTGATGATGTTCTGCTGCGTCTGGCAGCAGCAATCCTTAAGCGCAATTGTCATCTGCAAGTTACCCTGCGAAATGGCGTTGATTACTCGCTCTGCCGAGTATCCTACCTGACCACCAAGCTGCTGGATGCCTGTCTGGATGCCACAGATAGAGTTCTGCAAGGCGTTGAAGTCACAGTTCAGATTGCTTGCCAACATCTTAAGGTCGTTGCCGTTACCCTGGATGGCACCCATCAGCAAGTTGCTATTTTGGTTGTCTGCCATCTGGTTGCGCAAACTCTCGATTTGACCCTGAATCTCCGCACGCTGCACGTCTGCGCCATTGTCACGATTGTTCCAGTCTGCACCATACATATAGCGCATCATGCCCATCATCATCATGTAGGCGAAAGGATTGTTCCACATATCATCATCGTCACGGTTACGCATCATAGCCGCCATTGCCAAAGGATTGCTGTCACGATTTGCCATCGCTCCAAGCAAACCACCCATCATTGCATCGTTGCAACAAGAGGTAGTCTTAATTACTTCTTCTGCCATAATTCCTAAAGAAATAAAAGTTGTACATTTTGTTTATTCACACATGTAATCGATTACGGCAGCAAAGATACGAGGAACTGGCAAATTCTTTAATAACTCTATCAAAAATTCTTTTATCAACTGATTATCAACGCTTTAACATGACATAGACCCATATCAAAACCATCGTATATATATTTTCGCAAGAATATTGTATATAATTGTATATAATTTAAGGCAAAAATTGTATGTTTTAGAGCATAAAAAAGAGAGAAGCAATCTCTCGCCTCTCTCCTTTTCTACTTGTTTCTTTTCAGTCTTCTCTTGATAAACTCCTTAACATCCCATTTCTTAAAGAAATGAGAATGGTCCCCAGCGTTCCCTACACTCTCCAGCTCCCCATCTGCAATGGCCCTTCTTAGAGTAGATTCGCTGATATGAGCCTCCTTCTTTACCTGCCCGGCAGTCATATAAGGGTTCAGCATATACGGAATCTGCTCACAAAGATTGTCCAGATCATCATCGCTCATTCCGCAAGCCGTAACCTTCTCTCCATTCTTCTGCTGTTCTGCAGCCTTGAAGCAAGCATCGCTCATCGCCTTCAACGCATTTCCCAGGGTCTCATAATTCAACATTTTTTCCATATATCAATAATTTTACAAGTCCTCTATTATTTGCAAATTTTCCTTCCGATTTTCGTTCTATTGATAATCATATCTGCAAAAGCATACAGATAGAACATAGCTGTTATAGCCATCACCGTATAGCAAGAATCTACCATAGATTTAGTGGTATACCAGTTCCATTCAACAATGTGAGCTGCATTGATACCAAAAAAGTAGTAAAAAGGTATTCTATACCACCAGCACAAAAAGAAAAATCTACTAGCCAGAATTGTCACCATCGGAAGAATATAGACCATAAAATAAATGAAAAGATAACAGGGAAAATTCTCTTCATAAGGAATAAACATTTCACGAGGATGCTGGCTAAAATCCCATATACCATACGCATGAAAACACATGATGATGAAAGGCACATACTTGCAGAACCATCTGAAGAATTTCAAGATTCTCCTTGAATACCTGTTGCCATGCTTCATAAGCATTCCCATAAGTTCCGTCACATCAATGTCCTTTATCAACCGTTGTACTTCGACTTCTTGTTCTTGTGTCATTGAAAAACCTCCTTTTGTCTATAGTTAATTGTTCTACGTTTTTGACAAAATTACATTTTTTTGCTCAAATCAATTCATTTTGAGCAAAATTTTAAAGTTAAGTTTTGTTAAAGTTACAATCTGTAAGCAAATTATTCGTATAATTGCACCAATTAAACATTCAAATTTATGAATAAGAAAATTATAGCCTATATACAAGAAAAGGGAGTGCTAAGCAACACTCCCCTTTTTTTATCTATCTAACATCTTATATTCAGACATGGCATCAAAACAAGGACAATACTTCTTCCATTTCTTGCAGTCTGTCCCCCAAATGTCTCTGTGCCCCATGATCTTTGCATCCGGGAATTGTTGCTTAAGTCTATGAAGCAGCAAAATGAGAGCATCCTTTTGATCTGTAGTGCGGTTGTCGATAGGCTTGCCGTGGCTGTCGATGCCACCCATATAGGCGACGTTGATAGCAGAGGAGTTATAGCCCTTGACTCCGTTGCTGACCAGCTCTATGGTGAGAAGCTGATGGATGCCACCATTGATGTCAACCACGTAATGATAACCAGGATATTTCCAACCCTTCAGACGAAATTCAGCCTTGAGATCCTCGATGCTCTGACGTTGCGAGCCAGCTGTACAATGAACAAAAATTCTTTCTATTTTTCTCATTTTGAATAAAAAATAAAGTAATTAATGTTTGCGTTACTTTTTCTCCTCTTCGAGCAGTCCAAGTGCATCTTGGTAGAAGAGAGGGAATCCCTGACCGAAGTCCAGCAACAGCTTGAACTCCTTATCGTCAAGCTCAACCTCACCATCCGACTTGTATATCTTCATAGCCAATGCCATATAGCCGATGCCCCTTGCGTTCTGGTACATGGCATTTGCCAACTCCTCTCGGATGTCCTTGGTTATAAACTCGTCCTTCTTGATGTTTGTTGCAATCTGCAACGCAGCGAAATTAATCTTCTTCATAATTATTTTATAATTAAATTATTCTTGTTAATATTCTGATATTAATTCTTTTATACGTTACCACTAACATATTCTCCAATACCATTTCTAGTATATTTGTTATATTAAGAACATCTATTTATTAATTGATAACATAATAACCTCCTGGAGGAACTTGTTTCCATCCACCATCTGTATTAATTTCAAAAGATAATGCACATGTTTCTCCACTATAACCTCCTTCATAAATGTTATCAAATCTTATATATATATCAACATAATCTGTTCTATCACCTTGACTAATAGTTACAGAACCTGTACTTTGACCAGAGCTATTAGATATATAACCTTTTCCGTATGTTGTCTTATTACGATTATCATATATACAAACACTTCTAAACATACCATCAGTAACTGTAAATGTAGCATCAGGAAGTTTATATATTCTTGCTTTACAAATACAAGTACCATTAACTAATTGTCTCAATGATGAGAAATCAACAAAACCACTAGAACCACTTTTAATACTTTCCATATTAATTTGTCTAGGATAATAATTAAATTGAATACTACCTGGACATCTTATAAAAATTATTTTTGAAGTATCGTGTAAATTTGCGTCACGAACATTTGCTAAAAAAGGTACAATAGTAATTTTTTTATCATTATCTATATCAAAAGTTATTTCTTTACTTGCATATATATAATCTGTTGGTTCTTTACAATTACCAACATAATAAGTTTTATAAACACTATCAATATTATTATATGGTGAATCATAACGAATTTGAATCCAAAACGACCAAGCTGAATACAAATCAGGAATTATATCTTCCATAGTAAGATTTGTAGTATCATCAACATTTGTATTCTTATAAAATACACAATTAAATTTAGGAGTTGAAGAATGATAAATTTCAACATTAGTTAGTTCAGGAAGAGAACTTATGAATCTATTACTTTTTGCATTATTAGTATAGTTTCTAAAATCACCTAATCTATAAGGAGAATTAGTACCACCTTTTGGAAAGTGTTTTCCTGAAGCTTTTACAATATGTGAACTAGTACTTGCATCTTTATCAACACCATCAGATCCATATACATTATCTTGATAAAAGTCTTTACATGCTTCAATGGCAAAACCTTCTCCTCCATAATTATTATATAAGTTTCTATAAGTGTCAATAGGTATATTCATACCACAACGAATATCACAATTATATTTATTAAATGAAGACTTTACAGTTTCATAAGAATCTTCTATAATTGGATATTCTTTAAATTCACCTTTACAACTAATAGGCTTATACTTACTCCATATATTTATATTTTCACTCTTACAAAGAGTAGCCAAATCATTACTTGTTTCGCCTAATACAGTTTTAACATCTTCAATACTAACTGGAGCAATTATTTTTCCATTACTTACGCTCATAATTACCTCCTTCTTTATAACAAGTTATACCACCAGTAGCTTCAATCTTGCCATTTACAACAAGATTACCTACTACATTAACATCACCTTTAATAGTACCATTAGTAAGGTATTTAATTATTTCCTTTACAACAGGAACTTCCTTTACAACAGGAACTTCCTTCACAACAGGAACTTCCTTCACTACCTCCTTGGTTACTACTTTCTCTTTTGTTATGTTGGCATTGAATACCTTTGCCAACCACTGAATAAATTTCTTCATACCATTCCTTTCTTTAAATGTTCAACACCTATAGTACCATCATCAATAACAGATATATCTAAATACATATTCTCAGTTATACAAATACCAAACATACATCTATTATGATGAGACTTACCTGCATATAAAACTGGAATATTACCAAGTTCTAAAACTGCTCTTATCTTATAGAGAAGTTCCTTAATTTGTATTGCTTTATCTGTATAAGGTTGTAGCATTAAGTCAAAGTCAGTAACTACACTACCATGAACTGCACTACCCCAACCATTAGCAACACAAGTTCTTTCTATAGCTGGATATATACTAGCATATAAAGCAGCTCTTCCATTTGTATTTATATTCTTATTCATAATATTTTAGCTTACACCAACATTAGCCTCAGATGGGGTAAAATGATATGTTCTACCATTATACTCAAATGAAATAGTAAAACTTCTATCATCTGCATTAATAATTTTAAAATCGTTACCTCCAGGAACATCAAGAATATCACAAAATAAATGACTAAAACAACTGTCTCCATTTGCATCTATATAATAAGTTTGACCATCACCAAGATATAAGGAAGGGTTAGTGTTTGAATCTATACAAATTAATTCAATATCATCACCATTCCTACGTAATTTTAACGCATTAGATAGCCGAATACTATCAATAACATTGAAAGTATTTGCAGTAACACTCTTAAACGTAAAGTCAACATTATTACTTGTAGTAGCACTATTACTTACGCCAAGTGCGGTTATACCTCCAGTAGCATAAACATTTCCTTCTATTTTGAAAGCATTATTAGCTGCATCCCAAGATATACTTCCACCATTAGTTTCAGAACCAAAATGAATATTGTTACTATTAACATCAAAGACATTTTTAACAAAATCAAAATGATAATTTTGACCATTAGTATATATCTTTGTCTTATTACCAAATAAGCTTAGTATAGCATTTTCATTAGTTCTATATCCATAAGCTATAGATATATTTGGAGTATTATCAACACTTAGTAATGAAGTATCAATTCCATTTACTGTATTATATAGACCAAATGTATCACCAGTATATATATTATTTACATAGCGTAAATCAGCTTTATTACTAGTACTACTACCAATATTACGAATCCCACTAAAACTATTACCCCAAAGGTAAACTGGAGTAGTTAATCTATTAGCAGCGTCAGCATGTGAGGCATTATCAACTTTGATACCTTTAACGGTACTTGCAAAATTTGTTATGTCAGCAGCCAAATGATTATGAGATTTAGCTGCATAAGTACTAGAAGCTTCTGTCTTAGTTAGATAGCTACTTAAATCAACACTACCACCTGTACTAGACCCACCAGTAGCAGATAAAGTAATCTGTGAATGACTATCCCAAGTTACATTAAGTCCGCTACCAAAGATTATCTTGAAGTCAGATTCGCCATTCCATGTTTCTTCTGAACTATCTTGGTAGAAACGTAACTTACCACTAGTAGTACCACTAGAACCACTTCCACCATTAGCAGAAATCTTTATAACATTAGTATAATCCTTAACAACTGCTTGCAAAGTAACATTATCACCTTGCATAAATCCAATTTTATTTGCACTGCCTAGATACACAGAGTCAAATTCGTTTCCTAAAGAATTAAACAATTTAATGGTATTTATTCTACTACTAGAACCACTTCCACCATCAGAAACTGAAATCTCATAACCTAAACCTACCTTTGATATAGAAAAACCATTTTTAAACTTTAAATATGCAGCAGAACTACCGTCATAAGTAATATAGTCATTATCCGATGAACCATTGTAGATGGTGAACGGATAGCGGGATGAAGATGAGCTACCACCACCAGTTGTAGTTCCTACTCCTAAAGCTGTTATTCCACCAGTGGCATATAAGTTTCCGTCAAAGCACAAGTCGCCATTCTCGTCAAGGTAAAGCTTCTTTTTGTTGACGGTCTCACCCTTCGAGGACATGAACTCTATCTCCGTGACTTTTGACATCGATCCCTGTATCGCCTTGGGTACGTCACCAGATAGGTCAAACTTTCTTCCCCACCAACTGTACTCAGAGAGGTCGATGCTTGTACCACCGCCTGTATTGCCACCACCATTGTTCACAACAGGAGTCTTCCATCCGAAAGATTGACCATCCCAATAGAGGTAGCCAGTTGATGTCGGCATATCCATCTTGTTCAGCTCCGTCACAAACGGATTCAACTTGATGGGTTTCCATGAATAGGTGGTGTCCTTCCACACACCTGCCTCGTCACACACGTAAACACTGCCATCGACTATCGCCCAATCGGTCACGGTAGGCGATGGCACTGCTTGCTTCAGCTCGTCAAGGGTTCTGTAATAATATCCCTTGTTGCGTCCTGTGCCGTTGTATGTGAAGAACTTGTATGAATCACCATTCGTCAAGGTCACGGTGATTTCATTCTTTCCACCATCCACGTTTGACGTGGAAGTCTGTGCGATGCTGCTCACGCCCACACCACGCTCACCTTGCACCACGCCAAAGCTTCTGTACTGACCGTTTCGAACCGTTCCGTTCGTACCAGTCCAAAGATAAAGCTCGCCATTGTAGAAATAGCCAAACCGTTTCTCCTCGTCCGTTGGGTTCAGAGGGAAATCGCTCTCGCTGACACAAGCCTTTGAAAACAATAAGTTTTGAACGGTTGAAAGCACCTCGTCCCAATAGGAATCACGGTTCTCGTTCACGCACCACGTCCCACGATCAGGATTCCACCAATGCTGCCATCCGTTAATATCCACATAGTCCCCATCGACACCTCCGTTCGGATATGCCCTGTTGACCTCATACAAGTTCCTGTACGTCCCCTTAAAATGCAAGGAGTTCTTATCCATATCAGCTAAAATTTGAAAGTTTACTAAATCGCTCAGCCAAATCGGCTTGCTGGTTACTGCCCAAGTAGATGCTCGCCGCACGGTATATCACGTTTTGGCGGCAAATGTCCAGGAGCGCAACGGTCAGTCTCGAATCATCGCCGACGGCCTCCACCTTAGCCTTCGGAATATATGTAAAGACTTCCACTAGATGGTCATAGACATTATCCACCGTACCAGAGACATGGCTGCTGTACCGCCCTGCCGTGAAGTACATCAGCACACGGTTGCCACCGCGCACGGTCAGGAATCCCCTTGGCTTCTGAGGCGTGCCACGCCCCCACCGTGTGGCTTGCATCCTAGCCTCCTGGCTCTGTATCGGCAACAACTCATACAAGCTCTGCTGCCAACTTCTCAGCCTCAACTCATATAGGCGCAAGAAGTCCTCGGGAACGATGAGATAGCCATGTCCATCGGTGTATTTGTACTGGATTGACGTGTAATCTTGCTCCACGCCCGACACGGATGCCTTCACATGCTGTGGAATAAGAAAATCAGCTGGAGCCTCAACAAGCAACATGTTAGCCGCCGACTCCAGGCACTGACGGATGATGACATCAGTGTCATCCACGATGAGGTCATTCATGTCATCATGGCTTATCTCACTGATGGCCTTCCGCACCTCTAAAACTAGTTCGCTCATCAACGCTTCCATATACATTATTATATTATAAATGTTAGAAATCCATCTCCACGCCGTTTTTCTTCGCCTCGTCCTTCACGCTCTGGGGGCTTTTCAGCTTTCTCGTATCTACGCCAAAGGTCTTGGCAAGATAGTTCTTAGCCTTGGTGATATTCTCGAAGTGAAGGGCGTTCTCGTTCGTCACATGCTCTTCTTCATGCTTCTGCACCTGCACCTCTTCGGGCTGACTCTCATCAATGATACGCCCAGCCTTCGTTAGCGGATGCTTTCTGATGCAGTCTGCCACCTGTTTATTGTCCGTGAGGTATGAATAAGCATTGTTACTGCACCGTTCAAACTCCACGCTCTTGATAAGTCCGCTAGGCAGAGTCACCACAAAGATGAGCATACTGTTTGCTACAAATCTATACATATCTTTTGTGTTTATGGATGAAGGGATAGCGAGACCATTACAGCCTCAACTATCCCCGATTTTTGATATATGTTAGAAAACTATCAGCTCCATTTGCTTTGATTAAGCAGCCTCATGAATCTGCTCATCGGTCACACCGTCTTCGGTGAAGGTTGGACGAGATACACGTGCATGGGCATCAGGGAATGTCAGAACCCAGCAACTATACTCTTCCATCACCACACCTGCAGTGTTGCGAATCAGGAGATCCTTAGCGTTGAACTCGTTTCGTGACCATGTACCGAATACATATTTGTCAAGATAACGAGCATCCAGGCAGAAGGCTCTACCATCCATACCCCAGGAGTTAAAAGCATCATGGCGATAGATGAGAATCTTAGTTCCCATGCTCTCAAACTTCTCGAAGTCAAGTTTCCATCCCTGGTAGTCCTTTTCGGTCTGTGTAATGATACGCTTGTTAGAACGAAGATTAGCAAATGCCTGATAAATCAGGTTGTCAACGAAGAGCAACTTTGTACGGCTGGAGTTACCAGCACCCTTCAACATTGATGCAATAAACTGGGTCAACTCCTTCTCGCTAATCACATACTCATATACCTGCTTTACCTCTTCCTTTGTTCCAGAAGTCCCATCAGGTACGGTCACTTTTACGGTTACAGGAACAAGAGTACCATCAGCCTGCTTACGCATCTTTGGCTCCCAGTGTCCAATCTGCAAATCCTTACCTGCTTCCCAGAAGATGCCACCCATCGTGTAAACAAGACCTACATCCTTGCCACCATTCGACATAGAGCGATAACCAAACAGTCCGCTCAATTCCTGACCCTGTCGCATATCGTCCATAGCCATCTTCTCCTGGCGTGTGAAGTCCCACTGTACCTGGGTCTTGCTCATACGGTCGATAAGAGACTCCTCCACCTGCATGATGAATCGCTGGCAATACTGGAAGCTCTTATCAGGCATAGAGTAGTAGCTACCTGTCTCTACCTCTTTTTCACCAGCAGCTCGTCCCAGTCGCATTACAACAGTACCTACAGCAATATCCTCTGGAAGGTCTCTGTTTCCGCGTGCATTGTTCTTCTTACCGTTCAGCGCATAGCATGTAGGGTTTCCGTCATTGTCTACCTCAGTTACACGCAACTGCAAAGGAATCATTTCGCTTCGGTCAGTACCATTGTCCTTAAAGCCCAGATAGCTGTTCACCATGATAATGTCGCCTACACCGAATACGGTAGGGTTCTCCACCTTCAAGGTTACAGAACCACCATTTGTGGTTTTATTAACCTTTTCCGTCAATTTTGTTTTGATTGGTCGCTGACCGATGGAATAATACTCGATGCGGTTACTGTCCACAGGAGTCATTCGCTTCGAGGCTCGAAGAATCTGGTCGATTGGGCAACTCTCCAGCTTCATTTCCACCACGGTAGGGTTCACATGAGCCACATAGTAGTCCCAGTTGTTCATCTTCTCCTGCTGCTCTTGGCTACCACCCTGCCACTTTGGACCCGTGCCACCAACACCTGGCCCATCAGTTGGACCTGTAGGGCCACCGCCACCTTCACCTGCTGGAATATTAGGAGGAGTTTCTGCCATAGCATAAGAGCTGCCACCACTCAGAATCATGACGAAAATCGCCATCATGAATCCAAACCATTTCTTAAACTGTTTCATAATCTGTTAATTTTTAAACTATTAATTATTAATTATAAATTCTTAATTGATAAGAGCTACATTCCAACCATCTTGCTGTACACCTGTTCAGTACGGCTCTTCTCCTTTGGAAGAGAAGGAGCACCACCGCCACCATTGATGTTGATGTTCCGCTTGCCACCCTGTTTTCCATCGTGAAGCTGCCTCTGCTGGTCTATTTTCTCGTTCTTGCCACGCTTATAGCCTCGCTCCTCAGCATCAGTAACAGCCTTGTCAAAGTCCTTGATCTGGAAGAGGCGCAAGAAGTCTGCCTTCTTCAAGTCATACCGGACAGCTCTCCATACGAATCCATCATCATCGTGGTCTTCGCCATCCTCGCTACGCTTGTACATCCATTCTATCAGGTCATTGATAGACTCAGGCTTAATCTTGGCTTCCTTCATGGCTTCATCAAGCTCCTTATCCTCTTGCTCCATGTTGGCTGCAAGTTTCTCCTTGCCCTTGGCTAGCTTCTCACTCGCATCGAGCTTTTCCTTCTCGCTAGCCTTCAAGCGTTTCCTTGCCTCCTCGTCACCATTGATAGCTTCGATGTAGTCCTGACCCAGCTCGTCTATCAAGTAGTCGATAAGGTTAAAGTCGCCACCATCAGCATTTTTCTTGGTCACAAGACCTGTCACCAACCCAGGAGCATGAGGATTTTCTTTCAGCATATTGTTGAAGTCGTCCATCTTTTTCTTGCTTTGGTCGTACTGGTCGTAATCGGTCGCAATTTGGTTAAAAACAGCCTCATCATCGTCCATATTCAGGTCGGGATAACGCTGCGCAAGACGCTCTCTGAAAGAATCTCGCTTCGATTTAACATTCTGATTATCAATCGTTTCTTTTGCCATAAACGTTCATTTTTAATATTTGTGTGCTAAATTAAGCAAAATTTCGCATTACTTTGTGATAAGTTCTGCATCTTGATGAATTAATTTTGTTGCATGAAACATCTAAATTCCATATCCGAAATTTACCTTAAAAGAGACCAAGAAATGTATCTGCTCTTTCGCAAGGCCAAGAGGATGGTAGAATATCCTACCACCATGGCTAAGATATGCGATTACATCGCCAAGATGCCTGCCTCTTGCTATTATCTTGCCGATAGCACAGCCTATCGGTATGTATGTAAACGCATCAAGGGGGATAAGCCTAAATTCGGCAAATACCAAGCCCAGAAAGAAAAACTCTTTGAAGATTTCTATCAGGATTTCTTGCGTCTCCGGCAAATGGATCAATACAAGGAGTACAATACCAAAAATCTTGTGTATGTATGCCTGAATCTTCCTGCGCCCAATTTGGGTATGGCTCCACGCTACATACAGATGAAAATAAACAATTATTTCCGCAATAAGAAAACATCATTCATAACTCGATAAATCACTTCCATTATGCGTACATTATATATTACACTTCTCATCATCCTCCTGATGGCTTTCATCATTCCGCTTCATGCCTCGCTGGCTGTGTCTCCATCATCGCCATTATACACCCATTTCGCCTATATGTTCGGTCATGCCAACTTTATACACTGGGGTATCAACGGCTGGTGCATATTGATGGTTCATCATCAGTTCCGCTTCCATCGCCTACTGGCTGCCTGGCTCTGTTCCGTGTTGTTGTCGTTCATATACTATCCGGCATTACCTGTATTGGGTGCTTCCGTATTGATTTCTTTCTTCATGGGATTCTCTGCGCAATGGTATTATCGGTATCACCGCATCTACTTCTGGCAGATGATGCTCGGTATGGCTATAGGTTTCCTTCTCCCTTACATAGCTGGTATCTTCCACATAGTCCTATTCTGTTTAGGTTTCATTTATGCTAAGGCAGAGAGATTTATCCGACATGCCAACACACTTAACATTTGACATTCAACACTGAACATTATTATATATAACGAATGCCAGTAGCAAAATCCTCCTTAAAGGTTCGACCTCAGCAGCAGATTTCTGATAAGAAGCTCAAAGAGATTCTTGAAGAAGATAAGAGAAGACTCCAAAGTCTCCTCGCTAGTTATCGTCCCATTACTGGAGAGAATGCCCCTGGACTTCGATTCGAATGCATCATTACAGATTTCTTGAATGGAAAGAAACTCTGGCTCCCGGTAGAAATGTTGAAGGAAAAGAAGTTCTGCGCCATCATCAAATGTGGTTCTATAGAGGCCTTTTGCGATAAGTACATGCCAGACTTCGACCAAGAGAAGGCTCGCGATGCTGTCTTCCGCTATCTCATACGCCTGCGCTGTAAGCACGATTTCTATTTCTTCGCCTATGCCTATGCCCGAATCAAGAATAAGGATGGTGGTGAGGATATACCTTTTCTCCTCAACCATGGACAGATTGGTCTCGTAAAGGATTTTGAAAGACAACGCCTTCATGGAGATTTAGGCTCTATCCTGATCATTCTCCTTAAATGTCGCCAGTGGGGTGGATCTACTGCTACAGATGTATATATGGGATGGATTCAGATATTCTGGATGACCAACTGGAATAGTAACATCATTGGTCACCAGTCATCATCTGCCACCCAGGTGTTCGATATGTACGAGAAATTGATGAATGCCATTCCTACATGGCTGTTCTATGATATTGGAATACCTTTTAAAGAGGATTCACGCAAACTCAAAACATCAAGCACACAGAATAACATCAAGTATCTCATACCACGCGATTGCAAGATACAGACTGGTTCCGCTCGTAACCCAGAATCATGCCGTTCTGCCGATGCAGCCATGGCACATATCACAGAGGAAGCCTTCTTCCCGAATACTACCGAGTGGACTCCCCAGAAGGTTATCAACGCTGCGGTTTCTTCTATCCGTGTCACCGTGCCATTAACATTCATCGTCCGAGAGTCAACACCAAACGGACGTGAGAATGAGTTCCATGATGAATGGGTCCGTGCCAACTCTTTCGATAAGGATGGAAAACGCCTCTCTATCTACACTCCATACTTCGTGCCATGGTTCGATATTGAGAAGTATATCCTTCCTTTCAAGACAGAGCAAGAGAAAATAGACTTTGTTATCTGGTTATACAAGAATCGTGAAGATGAGCAATATCATGGCTCTTACTTCTGGTGGCTTTGGGAAATCAAGGGTGCTACGCTCGAAGGAATCCATTGGTATGTGAACGAGTGCAAGAAGTATAATGATTTAGACGGTATGCGCCAGGAATACCCTTCTGATGATGTAGAGGCCTTCCTCTTCTCTGGTACTACAGTCTTCGACCCATACAAGTTGAAGGAAATGGAAGAGGACTGCAAGGGTATTGAGCCTATCATGGTGGGCGACATCGAAGGTGACTCCTATGATGCTGCCGATGATGCTTGCATGAATAATATCCGTTTTGTTGAGCGTTCCGGTGGACCTCTTAAGGTATGGGCTGGACCCGACAACTCCGAGATTGTCAAGCATCGTTACATTGTAGCCTGCGATATTGGTGGATCACATAAAACCTCCGACTTCTCAGATATAGTAGTCTTCGACCGTTACGATGAAATCTACGGTGGCGTTCCTGAGCTGGTAGCCGAATGGCATGGCCACTGCGATGCCGATCAGTTAGCCATGCGATGCGCCCAGATAGCCCATTTCTATAATGATGCTTATCTGGTCATTGAGAACAATACCGCTTACTCTCGCATGAACAATACCGAGGGCAACCAGTCAGAGCTGTTCTTCCCTATCCTCCTCCCACTCTACGACAACCTGTATAGTGCTTCCCAGTCCAAGTTGAAGAAGGTGAAGAATATAGAGATGAAATGGGGATTCAACACCAACAAGAACACCAAGGTGGCAGTAGTAAAGACGATGGCAAGAATCATCCGTGATGGTGGTTATATGGAGCGAGAACTAGCAGCCATAGATGAATGCACCTATTTCCTCTATTACAAGCAAAACGACTGCTACGGTGCCATAGCCGGAAAGCATGATGACCGAGTGATGGCTAGAGCCATTGCCCTCTACGTAGAAAAGGACATGCCTGCCCCGGAAATCATCCCATTCCGCTCAAAGTCCGATATAGAGCGAGAACGCCTCCGCAACCGCCCACCTGTAGTAGCCGAGCTGTCAGGCATAGGTGGTGGCAGCTAGCCCTCTCTCTGAGCCACCGTTCCAGGCGATTCCATCGCCTGTCCATATAAGTTAACAATTAAAAGTAAAAAGAAAAATGAAACAAAGTTATTCAAACCTGCTGCGTAAGATGCTGATAGCCATCTACCAGCCAGTAATCACTCGTATCGAGCTTTTCCGCTCAACTCGCATGTGGCAGAAAGGCGTAAAAGCCACCCTAGCCAAGTACCAGGAAGGAGGCGCTCCACGCTTCTACATGCTCTACGACCAGTCCCACAAGGATTGGGCTATCATGACCTACGACCCCAACCGCAAGCAGCTCCTTGCCTACCGTCGCCTAGTCCAGCTCGGTAAATGGAAGGCAACACGCTACTTCCATAACGTGGAAGACATCAAGGATGCCTCCTACTACTACACCCCATCCAAGTGGGGAGCAATCGGCTGCGATGCCGACAACAAGGTCAGAACAAAGAAATTGAAGCAATGGCAAGAGTATTACATGTATCGTGTTTCCGTCCCGATGGAAAAGCTACGCTCCTACAAGAAGAAACATGGAATCTCTTAAGCCCACACAAAAAAAAGGAAGAGAAAGCCATCACGGTTTCCTCTTCCTCAACCTTTTTACCTTTAAACTAAAAAACTTAAAGTCTATATACAACGTTATCATTTTTATGTAGCTGTAGATGCCGATGGCAAAGCAGCCAAATCATTTGTACCACCGTTTCCATCTTTCAGATGTGCTGCTGGCGTACCAGTCTGCTGTTGCCCTGCTCCAGCAATAGGCATTTCGCCATTTGCTTGCTGCTGCGCTTGCATGGCTTCTAGCTTCTCCAACTGCTCCTTGAAGTACTTCTTCATTCTGTTCGTACCAGGGAATTGTCCTACGGTCAGCATCGTATATGGGTCCATCTTACCGCTGGTCATGAAGTTCCAAGCCATATCGTTGTTCGTGGCCCTGATAATTGGGCTGTAAGCATCCAGGTCGATGGCTACGTCCAGATCCATATCCCTCATGGTCTCCGGATTGAAATGTATCTCGAAGTCATCCCCGGTCAGTTTCACGCTGTCCGCTGCGGTACAGAACTCCTGAATCAGGTACAGCTTCTTCTTGGCCACACGTACCTTAAAGTTGTTGAAACTCTCAACAAAGTCCTGTATGGTGGTAGATGATGATTCTCTTTCCAACTGATATTGCTTACCGCTGGTATTCCGGTGCTGTCCTTGAAGAGCACCCTGCACACCACTTCCCTCGCTTGCCATCGTCTTGGCAAAGTTCACCATGAAGTCAACACCTGCCGGAATACTCTTGTTGACCAGTGTCTGAGGTGGTTTACCTCCATTCTTGGAGTTCCATAAGATAAAACCATCTGTCTTGGTATAGTTCACCTGCATTTCATCGACGCTCTGTTTCTCGCTCAGAGCATTTTCGTCCACAAGCATCGTTCCCTTGGCACCATTCGCTACAATGAAGTTGATCATCATCATATAATGGTTCAAGGTGCGCTGATTGTTTTCAGCTCGCATCGTAAAACTTCTTACTTCGCCATTCAAGCATGGATAGGCAACGAAGGTGTATGGATGGATAGAGGTTCTGAATCCGTCCCTGAGCACATAGTATGGTGATTCCCTGGCATCCAGCAGATAGCCATTCGGTGTGATATATCTTCTGAACCAGTATGTTTCAGCCTCATCCTTAATTTCGATGGTCTTAAGTTCAGAAGGGTCTACATAGTAGATAGGCTCACCATTCTCATCGAGCACAGGTAGGCCATTTTCATCTTTCATGATGTTGGATTCCTCTATCTTGCGTTTCTTCTCCTCGTAGAAGGCTCGTTGGTCGGGAGAGGCATAGCCGCAATCTCCACTCTCCCAGTCATGTACCCAGATGGCAGGTCTGGTTTCTTTTGTCCAGATTTCCAATACCCGGTACTTGCCTACTACTGAAGAATGGGTGAAATCATCAATTCCGGCATACTGGGCTTCACCAGTCGGGTGATAAGTCTGTTCGGGCGCAAAATGGTGCTGCGTCTGTAGATAGATCTCACTGAGTTTATTAACCTCTTCCTTGCTTCCATTTGTAAAGGTAGCAATAATCTCACGCCAAGTCAAATCATGAGCCTCAGCAATAAATTCCACATCGCTCAGGTCATACTTAAAGAAAGGTGGTAAAGCTAGCTTAAAGATGTCTACAGAATAGTCAAAGATGCCATTTTTGCCGTCCCTTCTGCCATAATAGGTTTTCATGCCCACAAGGGCGAAGACACAGAAGGCATAGAACATTCTCGCATCTAATTCTTGCCTGTCGTTCAAGTTGTCGTTCTGACGAAGATATTCATTGAAGAAACTGATATAGTCTTCCTCGTTTGGATCCACGGCACTACATGTAGCAGTACTGCGCTGCTGGCGCACAAGACCTACGAGCGAAAGAAGTTTGTCTCCGATTACATCGTATTCCAGTATTGGCATACCTTTCAGTTCCATATACTGCCGGATGGTAATCTTTCTTCCGTTCCATTCTATCAGCTCTTCCAACTGTCTTCCCATCACGAAGTCTTGCGCTCGCTTCCACTTCTTTCTCAGTTCTGCACCATCATAGAAGTATTGGCAAGCCCATTGCAGCAATAGAAGATTGCTTTCGCTCTGCGTAAACCGCTCCCGACTCACTCCTTCAAGTGAGTCGGGTCCCGGCTCTGCATAGTTCGATATGTCATTTATTACATGATTGTCAACCATAATTCTTAATTTTTCGCCAAAAATACCGCATTTTTCTCGCTTATTAGTGATAAGTTGCGCAACTTAACATTACTTTCTCATATTTTCTCCTTATTTTTGTTCCGCATTTCAATTTAAAACGTTTTAAATCATGGGTAAATCAATCAATGTACATGAAGCATGCGTCATTACTAAAGATGATAAAGGCAACTTGTCTCTGGTAGGAAAGGCAAAAGAAGCCCTTACCTCCTTAGATAAGCATAAGGTTGCTATCCACATCAAACTCTGCGATAGCAAAAAAGATGATGTAGAAAAGTTCCTTCAGGAAAATAATGTTCCTTTTACCTCTATCACCGCAAAGGGTGAATCACCAGAAGGTAAAGATGAAAAGGGCGAGAAGAAGAATGATTCTACAGTTACCGTTGTTCCTAGATCCAAGTTCGTCACGCTCGATGGCGATTGGTCCTGGTGTTTGGATAGCATCGTCCAACGGCTCTGGGGCGAAAAAAAGAAGGAGAATCCGAAGAGTGAGCAGCAGCGCATGGATGACAGCATGGCTGATTACATACGCTGGGCATCACCAAAGAAAAAGGAACCAGAGAATGCATCTGGTACTTCTCTCGGATAACATCGCTCCAATATCTTCAATTTTCAAAATACGATCTTAATCTTTTTTTAAAAATAAAATTTATTTGGAATTTAGAATTTTACGACTATCAAAAAGGGACTCGCTGTGAAGCAAGTCCCTTTTTCTGTTTGTAGAAATATAGAACATTTCCTAAAGTGAAGTAGCCCGAAGGCTACTCCATTCCGTTCAGCTTTTCAAGCAGCTCCTTTCTGGTATTCCGAATCTCTACCAGTTTGGCAGCCCCATTCGTACCATCCATTTGCTTCTTAGCCTTATTCATCTTCCTTCTTGCAGCAGAGATAGCCTTTCTGGCCGCAAACAGTCGCTTGTTGGTCTTGCTGTTCTTAAAGGCATTTGCCTTCGCCTTATCAACATCCTTCAAACGCTTATACTCCTGATAAGTCTCCATGGTTCCGTTCCAGACGTTCTGTATTCTCCAGTCCTCCGTCACGTCCTCTGCCTTAGCCTTCATCAGGTACTTGCTTTCAGCCTTCTCCATTTCCTTCAAGTCTTCATCACCGTTCAGATAACCCTGCACCATGTCCAGAGCCTCCTTCTGGGTGAAAGCCTTGTAATCACTCTGCGAGAGGAATTTCTTCATCTTCTGGCGCATCTTCTTCTTCTCCGTGATACTCTTGGCAGCATCAAAGCGTTTACTAGCCTCCTGTAAGGAAGTCACTCCATCATTCATTTCCGCACTATCCAGTGCCTTCACGCTGCCGATGGCAGCCTTAATCTGAGCCTCAGCATCAATACCGTTGCGTTGGCAGCTCTGATAAGTCATCACCACGCCCTCCATATCACCACTAAGGATAAAGTCCTTGAAGTAGCTCTGAGCCTTCCATGGAGAGAAGCCCTTCGATGATGGGAAGAAGAAATCCACAGCCTTGAACTCCTTGTTCTCCTGGCTCGGAATCAGGAAAGGTGCCCAGTACAAAGCATCCTTATAAAGCAGTCCGATGGTCTTGCCATACTTGCGCTGAATCTCCTGATCCGCATGGCTGGCTTGAAAATCGCTCAGATAGTTTATGTCGTCCAAGGTCATTCTCACCATAGGGTTAGCCTTACCTATCATTCGCTGTACCATAGGTCCAGGGAACTCCAGTTCACCCTTATGGTTGAAGAGATATTCCGGAACCTCACGGAACTGCTTGCCATGTCGGATATACATTTCTGTTCCATCCGCATATCTGCCAAGGAAAATCTTGCTCTGCTGACCAAGACTGTTGCCTCGCATCAGATAGTCATACCATTTCATGCCCTCGTCACCATAAGCCAGTTCATACATGCTCTTATAGCTTGGGTTGGTCTTCCTGATTTCCTCTGCCTTCTTGCGCTCCTTCTCCTCATCAAGGGCACGGAAGGCTGCATTAATGCCATTCGCAAAAGCCTCATAGAACACCATGAATCCGATGCCATAACAGAGCAGAGCAGAAATCTGTCTGCTCCTTCTGCCCTCATCCTCCGGCATAAGCTCCTTATGCCACAGTCTTTGGTAGTACTGCTTGAAGTTTTCAAAGGTAGCCTCATTCCAGATAGAACCAAATCCGGTTAATGCCAGGAAGTGGCGAGTGGTAGAAGCATTCCAGTCTGGCGAAAGAAGAACTCGTCCGGCATAGCGCAAGGTTCGATGGCTGGCGCCCAACACATCCCAGTGCTGACCACCAAACATATCGTTCACAAACTGTCCGTCTTCATCTAAAGCCCGGCTCAGTTCCTCCTCAGTCCATCCCTTCTTCTTGGCACGTTCCTTGGTCTTGTCTGCCCTCATCCGGTAGGTCGCAAGTTTCAGTCCGTCATGAAGGAAATCCCACAAAGCTCTATCCATGCCCTTGTTGATGAGCGAAAGCATCTGCGTTGCCACCTTCAATGGCATAGTAGCCAAAGCCACCGTTCCGGAAATTTTATTTCCGTCCTTCAACTTCTCCTGCACCTTCATCATCGAATCGCGCAAATTATCAAACATGTTCTGCACATCAGCAGCAGCATAGTCGTTGGTCGCTCCAAACTTCACCAAGTGGGTAGCAGCCTCCTGAAAATCCTGCGGATTGGCAAAGCATGGCAGCTCATGGTTCTTGGCAGTATCTGCAAAGATATACTTCATAAAGTTGGCCATAGCCTTCTTCGGACCAAATTCCACCATGTTCTGTACCATATAAACCTCCGTCAAGGCTCCGGCATGGAAACCGCTAAAGCCCAACTCCAGTTTCTTGGCACTCGAAGCAAGCGTATCAAACGCCTTCCAGAAAGGAGAAGACTGATAGGTCTCGAATACAACCCCGAATCTGTCCCCGGCACTCGCCTCGCTATAAAGCACCTTCTCCTTGCCAGTGATAGGATTCTTCACCTTCATCTGCTTAGGCGATACATTATATACCCATACAGGGCCTACACCCGGAATCTCAAAGTACTGATACTGCTCCAGGTTAAAAGGAGGCGTAGAAGAAAGCAGTGGGTCAGAAGAAATGATTTCTCCGTCCTCATTCCGCTCTATCACGTTCAATCCGCTCAACTCCTGCAGCATCGTCTTGTTAACCCAAGCCTCGATATTGCTTCTGCTGTAGTAAGCCATCATCTTCGTGATGTCGGTAGTCTTAGGTACAAGTCCCACGCTGATACCCTCCATCAGGGTACTGATGGTTCTCGGCTTCTCGTTAGGGCTTTTTGTGCGCTGTCTGTTCTCCACATACATCGCATAAGCCTGCTTGTCGCTCTTCTCTTTATCCCAGATATGGTTTACATAGTCGGCATTATATCCGGTGTCCTCTCTTAAGGTGTGATTATCCTTCAACCAGTCGTAGGTATAGTTATACCAGTCTCTGATAGAATCAATGGAAGCCTTCATTTCAGGCGAGAGATTCTTGTAATCGATACCCTCAGGCACAATCTGCTGCTTCACCAGTGGCAATACATGCTCGCTCAGAATATCTGAACCATCAATAGGTACAAAACCTTCCTCACCCTGATGATTGGCATTGATGGCCTGTGCCATCTTGCTGGCCACCTCACCCACAGCCTGCGGATCATCATATACCTCCACTTCCTTGCCATCTTTCAGTTCGGTATGCCTCTTTCCAGTCTGAGCAATCAAGTCTGCCACGAAAGGCTGGATAGCCTCTACATCAGCAGGCTGGATATGGATATGTCCCTTGTCAAAAGCACCAGTGGCATTCAAATCATTCGCCAGGTCACGCAAACGTCTAGGAGCCTCTATTATATAAGGTATAGCCTCAGCCAGCTTTTCTGCCCGGTTCGGCTTGCCCTTGTAGTCAGAAAGCAACTTATCAAAAGCACCGCTATCAGCCATCTTCTCGATTCTGTTCTTCACATCATTGATATAGATGGCATCGTCTGCACTAGCCTCCTCCATATTCTTTCTACGATGGATAACGGCATGCTTAACGGTCTTTGATGCACCTTCCTTGCTCACGTCCGTACTGGTCACCTCGGCCAAGTCCTGCATCACCTGCTGCTCCAGTGCATCAGCCTTCGGATTGGTCTCTGCCGGATAAATCTTACCCTCATACAAGTCCAAATCTGCTTGCTGCTGCTCCAGAAGCTCATGTCTGGCCAACCAGTCCTCATACTTGCGTTTCACCTCCTCCTGCTTTTTCTTTTCGTAGGCAAACATATCAGGCATAGGGTCTTCCTGGTCCTTCATGGCTTCCTTCCATTTCTCATATTCGTGAATACGAGTCATGTAGGCGCCATCCTCTTCGCCTTCCATACGGATAGGCATCCCCATAGGTTCCTCGCCTGCAAGATGGTGTCGCTCACGCCAGTCCTTATTAAGCTGTGCCCATTCCTTCTTGCCTGCCTCATCCTTGTCGATGTCATAGAACATAGGAGGCTCAGGGTCATTCTCATCCTCGCGTGCATTCTGCCATTTGCGCCACTCCTGTACACGTTTCATGTATTGAATTGTGCTTTCGCCCTTCTTCTGGCGTGGTTTGCCCTTGCCTGCACCATCAGATAGCGCATCCTTGATTTCAGCATTGTTAGCCTGCTTCATCATGGCTTCCTGCTTCTCCTTAGGCATATTGTCCCATACATGGAGAGCCTTTCCAGCCTTCATCAGGTAGTATCTCAAATCCTTATCATTGAGAAGTCCAGGCACACGAATACCCAGTTTCTTCAAAAATCGGATAAGGTAATGCTTAATCTTAGTCCAAAGAGTAAAGTCCTCAGCAGTCTTAGGACCCTCCTCAGCCAAATGAGCGATATACTCCTGCGTTCCAATATTCATGCGGTCAGGGTTCTTCCAGTCCGGATCATACTCATTTGCAATCTCCAGAATCTTGCCGCGAGTGCTTGCTGCGACAGAATTATAAACGAAATTAGCGAATTTTCTCACCTCATCTTCGCCACCCAGCAGCACTTCCATACCCTCATGGCCTATCTTTTCATGAAGCACCGTTCTCTCCGCCTCGCTCGCATCAGCACAGTTAGGCAGATAAACATGCACCGTATGAGTCTCCGGATCATACCATCCGGTAGCCCCATTCTTCACTTCACTCAGATAAGCATCCGGAACCTCATCCACAGAAGTGTAAACCGTAGCCTCAGCACCACCCAGTTTGTTGGCAGTGTTCACCACCTGGTCACTCACCTTCTTCTGCTTATCAACATCCCAGTCATTCTTGAAGATAGATTTTCCAAGTCGTGCCAGCACATTTCTGCCCGACAAGTCATCCTTATTCAGCAGAGGAGCAATCACGCTCTGGGTCAACTGCACCGGAATACCATTACCAATGATGGTATGTGCCAAAGATTCCGTCTTAGGCAGCAGATAGTCATCGCCTAACCCGGTAATTCTCGCCAGCACCCTGCCATCAGCACGCAACACCTTTCCACCCGGCATGATGATCACGTCACCACTCTTGGTTCTCAGCGTTGGCAGAATCTCATCCCCATAGGCATGAGGAATCTTTCCGTCTGCATAGGCACTGCCCATCACGTAAAGAGGCTTCTCCACCTTCTGCCAGTCGATTCCGTCAGCCTTCAATCTAGCATCCATCCATGGAGCCACACCGCTTTCCTTCACCGTCAGAGTAGGAAGAATATCCTCCACAGCCTCTAACCATCCACCCTTGCGTGGTTGCTTTTTAGGCTTCTCCGGCAGTTCTCCGTCCTTCACGGCTCTCACTATCAGTCGCTCCCTATTGGTATAGCCACCAAAATCTGCGGCATTATATACGTCAGCATCCCATGTGTAGCCGTTCTTATCCAGTGCCTGGGTGATAATCTTCATCGCCTCAGAGTCCTTGTAGCCCTTCACGTTCTCGATAGTCACCACTCGCGGTTTCACGGCATCAATGAAGTCGGCAGTACTCTTGGCAGTCTCCTTGTCAAGTTCCACCTCTCCACTATTACTTTTGGCCTGCGAATAGTTCTTGCATACAGGCGAAGCATGGAAATACTCCACCTCACCATCAATATGCTTCACCAGTTCCTTTGGATCCACGTCTCTCACGTCAGCCGTAACAATATGCTGCCCGAAGTTATTGCGATATACACCGCTTATCTTCCGGTCATATTCCACGGCCACTACAGGGTCAATAATGCCCTTCAAACCCTCTTCTACCAGTCCACCACCGCTAAAGTAGGTACCAGCCTTCATCAGCGAATCAGGGTGCTTCTTCAACTTCTGCTCCACGATAGGCGATTGCGCATTTTTACCATACACTTTGGAATAATGCACACCATCATTCTCGCCTCCTACAATTCTTCCTCTGTTATCGGTCTCCACAAACGGCACACCTCGTTTCTCTAACTCTTTTCTCAGACTTGGAGTAACCACATTCGAAGGCATAGTGATATTCTTGCCCTTGAACATATCATTGACGATAACATCAGCCACCTCGCTGTCAGGCACAATACGCACAGGCTTATCCCAACGAGAAAGCACCACTTTGCGCTTGCCTGTCAGCTGTCCTTGGATGATACCTGCCTTCCACTCTACTTCACCCACGGCATCCTTGGCTTTATCAGCCTTGTAGCCACTGGTCAGCTCGCTCTTTGGCACCTCAACCTCTACGGTTACGATATTAGGGCGATTCTGAGCCTCGCTAAACTGGTCATTCAGTGGAGTGCGAGAAGTATGAAGGTAAGGATTGTAAGCTGCCTTAAGCGACTTACCATTGCCCTTGTTAAGAGTAAACATACCCTTATCATCAGCAAGCTCTGGTCGCTCGTCAGCCTGCTCCCACTTACCGAGTTCGATAGGTTCCACAAACTTGCCCTTCACCTTTGCAGCCATCGGTGGATAGAGTTTTCCATCCTCGCCTACCTGCATGGCACGATAAACCTTCACCGTATCTTCCTTATCCAGCTTCTTGATGGTCTCAGGGTCTTTCACGATGCTATAGCTAGCATCATTCCCATTCATCACAATCTGCTCGTCACGGTTCACGTCCTCAGTCTCCTCAGCCAATGAGTTTCTGCGCTCCTCATCAGTCATACCCAATCGATTCTGCACATTTCTCGATTCTACCTCACCTGCCAACTTTAGGTATTCTTTGTAAGAATCAAAGTCAGAGCGTGTACTTTCATTCAGGCGAAAACGTTTGATGGCATCATCCATACTTCTATCTGCATAGCCACGTGCAAAGTAATTGAAACCCTTAATACGTGTCTCTTTATCAGGAAGTTCATCAGACATATCTAAATCCTTATATTCCTCAACAAGGGCTTTTTCTACCTCCGATTGATTATACTCACCTCCCATTTCCTTGGCCTTTTCTTCCAATTCATGAGCATAAGCACGTGCCTTCCACTCGTCTTGCGCTTCCTTAAATTCTTTTTCCATTTGTTCTGGTGATCCTCCTTTGCCAAAGCCCTCTATATACTGGATAGCATGCTGAATCTCGTGATTCAAAATACTATTCATATATTTCAGCTCATCAGCATGAATGGTAATGGTGTTGGTCTTTGCATTATATACACCATTTGAAGGCATATCGTTCATAATGGCATCCGTATCAATACGCACATCCTTCAACTGAGGATAAGCCTCAAAGAGTCCAGGCGCATCAATGACATCAGTAAGTTTACCATCATTCCAAAGCATATCATCTTCAAAACGCTTAACAATATTTCCACCGCCAATATCCTTCATATCCTTGATCTTGGCATCCGGCATTTCATATCTCCACTTGCCATCAGCACCACGTTCCCATCCGGTAGCCAGCTTGATAGCCTTGGCATCCTTCTTGCCTCGCTCCATCTCCTCTGCCACCTTCAAGTTATCCATGCGATAGGTCTTTTCCTCAGCCTTGTCAGCCTCAGCCGCACCCTTCTCGCCAGCAAACATAAATCGAATATCGTTCTTGCGAGAATTGAAACGCTTAGAAGGAGGGATAACGTCACCCTTATCATCATAGGTAACAAGGTCGTTCAACTTTCTGTTATTCTTGGCATTCTTGTATTTATACTCCTTGCCATCATCAAAGCCAAACTCGTTAGCATCATTGCCATCCCACCACAGTTGATTTGCAGGCACTTCATCCTCGATGATACGATATTTGCCTTCCAGTCGATTATTTCCATGAATATCGGCATATTTTTTAGAAGGAGTAACCCAGTCACCATTACGCAACTTGCCTTCCTTCACCGAAGTAGGAACGGCACGATAAACCTTTACCTTAACATCCTTCTCACCATTCTTAATGGCTTTAATAGCCTCATTGATGGCTTTCACAGATTCCAATCCATGAGGAGTGTTCTGAGAATAACGCTCAGGGTGAGAGAAGTAATCATCCGGCTGAGGAGTATAGCCCAAAGCCATATCCTCCAGGTTCACATCCGAGCCACTGGATTCCCAATCGTCACGTCTCGCCTTGTCACTTTCATATCCAGGGTTTCCCGGTGCAGCCCACGCGCCTACACCTTGGTATGCACTTTCGGTATCATCATAGCCCTTGCGTCTGGCAGCCTCATCAAGCATTTCCCTGGCTGTAGCATCATCACCCTTGGCAAGAGCATCCATATACTGCTTGTCAAGTTGATCATCAGGAATCACAGAAAGTTCCTCCAAGTGCTTTTGGCGCTTGGCCTCCTCTTCCTCTGCTCTCTTTCTAGCGGCTTCCATGGCGTTACGCTGCGCCTCCACCTGCTGCTTGCGCTCCTCTATCATGGCATCAACGTCACCAAAGTTCTCCTTCAAGGCTTCATTTACAGGCTTGGTGTACTTAAGTAGCTCCTTGAAAGAGGAAATCTTATCTTCATTTGCCTGCAACAGATGGCGTTTGATATTGGCTCTGGCACGTGCAGCCTCAGCAGTAGACCCCTTCTTAATAGCATTGGCATACATTGCCACATCAGCCTCATCAACCCCAAATTGCTGAGATACAGCTTTTATTTTATCCTCTACAGATAAATTTCCACCATTTCCCTTGGCAGTTTCGATATTATTTCTTATCTTTGCATCGCTATGAGGATTCAGGACGCTATCCTTTCCGCTTGGGTTATTTGCGGATGGAGTTAATGCCGAACCTTGATTCTCGCCCAAGGAATTAGAATCGCCTCTGAAACGATTCCATAGCACTTTTGATTCCGTCAATTCTTTCACAACTTTCGAAGGATCTATTTGATGTGCGCTAATCGCCACTTCCTCTTCACCCTGCTTTACTGTTATGGATTCATAGTTCAGAATCTTGTTTCCATCAGCCTTTTTAAAGGATTTGATGAACAGATATTTAGTCTGTCGTTCCGCACCTTCTTTTGGCGCAGACTTCTCCAGGATAACATCAGGACGTTCCAGGGTAGGCTTCAACAAACCAAATCTTTTGATTCGGTCGTTTCTTCCTGCCTTCTTGTATTGGTTTTCACCAAGTTTGATACTGCCAATAGGAGTAGTAACACGGCTATCCTTGCCAAATTCTTTCAGCCAGTTCTCTTCCGTATGCTCTAGAATCCGTTCTTGCTCAGCATTATCTGCCATCTGTTTACGAAGAGAAACTGCATCTTCCTTAGTCATACGAGACTTCACGTTACGTGGGTCCACCCCATTCGCCAAGTCTCTCAGCACAAGGTTACGAATATCCTCCAAGGTCATTCTCTTAATGTCCTCAGGCTTCCACTTCGTAAATGTATCAAGGGTCCAATACCAGAACTTCTTCAACCAATTCTTTAATCGGTTGATGATAGTAAGCTCTTTAGCAGTGTCTAACGGATTTTCCTTAATGGCATCCTTCGCCATCTGTTCCAAGATGGCAGCACCATCCTCACCAGTCAAACGAGCAAAAGCCTCATCGCAAATCTCATCATCGCTCAGATGCTTATAGTTAGGGTCCTCCTTCAAATCAGCAAACAGTTGTGTCTGCTTGATCAGCTCATCGCCATGTGCAATAAGATCCGGATTCATTTCCTTGGCAGCAGTGCGCCAAAGATGCTGGTACTCATGGATAGGAGTATTAGGATTCAGATGCTCCTGGTTCAGCACTATCTCCTTGCCATCAGTGTAGCCATAAACCACACCCTTGCCCTGCGCAAACTTGGTATGATCAACTATCTGTGCGTTGTTCTCATCAAAGATAACATAGTTCATCTTGCCATCCTTGTTACCGCCTGCATTGCGCTGAGCGATAACCTTCACACCAACAAAGCCAGCCTTGGAGAGAGCCATTGATGTTTTCTTGGAAGCATATTTACTATCTATAGCATAATATGCGTCTTTGCCAGTCAATGGGTTATTCTCTTTCTTGCGATTCTCCAACATTCCATCAGCCCACTCCTCATAATAAGCCCTATCAGACTCAGGTACAACAGAGAGTAAAGCCTTTTTCCACATACCAATCTGCTTGGCATTCAAAGGATCATCCCATCCGATGTAGTTATCACCAGTATCATCAGGAATATCAACAGAGTAAAGGTTGCGTGGTTTCTCCATGGAATCCAACTTCTTCTGCAAAGCGTCAATCTTAGTCTTTACATCTTTGATGTCACTTTCCTTAGTTTTTACATTCTGCTTATATTTTTCAACCTGTTCGCTATAATACATAACATCAGATTCGTACATGTCAACACCAAGACCAGTGCCACTTTCCTTTGCCTTTGAAAGTTCTTCCTTAGCCTCATCAAGTCTTGATTGGTACAAATCTACATAGGATTTTGCATCTTTCAACTCATCCTCCAATAAATCAAGACCAGACTTGGTATCTGTCAAATTCTGTGCGACAGTATCATAGTCATCATTAATCTTGAAGTCAGAAGGATTCAAACCTTTCAATACTTTCAACTCATCTTTATCTTGCTTGGCTTTCATCTTCGCAAACGGGGTGTCGCTAACGGATGCAAGTTTCTTCTCAACAGCATCTATCATCTTTGATATAGCCTCTTTTGCGGAAATGTTAAACTTATCCATATTAAAGGCAACTTGATAGATAATTGATGGAGTTTTATACGTCATAGGTTTACCTTGATACATCAGGTTTGAAGGCGCATTCTTCTTTGCATTCTGCTTAGCATAAGCCTTGGCGATACCTTCCACCTCGCTCACATAGGTTCCCCAGCCATAAGCCTGAGCACCTTCGCCACTGCCCATGAAGGAATGATCGAACTTGTCAAAGCTAGCCTGTGAACCATGATAGGTACGTAAGAATCTCACTCCAGGCTCAGCTACAGCCTTCAACTGTCTATCCAAATCCTTATATTTCGCAAACAAGGAATCAAGCTTATCTTGATATTTTTCAAAGGATTTATTCCTGCAATCATTCCAAACATCATCAGGAATATCGTTTTCAGAATCCAGTCCATGCTCATCCATGTACTCCTTCATCAGCTGATTTTGATACTCCTTACGTTCCTGCCCGATTGACTTATAAGCCTCCTCAGTCTCCTTCATCTGCTTCTTCAACTCATTCCTCTTATTGGTCTGCTCGTCAATCTTATATGGGTCAAACTCCGAAGGGAAAGAGCCAGTAAGCCCAGCCACATTGTCCTCAAAGCTCTTGTCGAGATTAAACACCTTGTAGTTTCCCCACATCAGCTTATTATAGTAAGAACGTTCCTTTCTTGCCAGCTCCTGCTTCTCAAAGTACTCCGGCATCATGTTAGGATTACTCATATCCACCACGGCATACTGCTTCCACTTATCCGGGCGCAACTCCTTGGCAAAGTTATAAGCATTCTCGGCAGCCTGCTTCTCCTCCGGTGTCTTGATCTTAAATCTCATTTCAGGCTGATTCAGCAGCATGGCAAGATTCAGATTATCCTGCGCCTCAGCCACCTTCTCCATATCCTCGTTGCTAACCACCTTCACCGGAATACCAGCCTTCTTAAGCATGGTAGAAACAGCACCATAAGCCACCTTCTGAGCCTCCGTCATTTCCGAAGGCTTCACCTCCTTCACATCGCGATCAAATTTTGCCTGTTCCTTCTGCACCATAGCATAGTCTGCAAAAGGCTTAGTCTTGCGGTCAGAAGACTCCAGCCACTTGTCAAAAGTAGCCTTAGGCACAGAAGTAACATTACCAAGTCCCTTCCAGCCCTTGGAGTAGTTGGCAAGATAAGCCTCTGTAGCAGCCTCCTCAGAAGGATAGCCATACATCACCTTATGCTCGTCGAACTCACCAGTCTCTGGGTTCACCTGGTCAACAACATAAACGTTACCATCAAAAGTATCAAGGTCAGCGGAATCATTGATGAACATATCAATATGGTCACCATCAACGCCAATTTTACCAAGAATATAGCCATAAGTATCGTGCATGGTCACGCTCCAAGGCTTGCCCTGCTCGTCCTTACCGCTGCGAGTCACGCCCTTTGGTGTTTCTACGGTATAATCGTAGCCACCAAAGGACAAATGACCCTTTTTGTAATTGCCAGCCTTCTTCTGAGCCTCAGTAGGTTCGGTCTCAGTTTCGGCAATGGCACTCTTTAAACGTTCTCCGAAGGATGCTTCTTGCGGTAGATGTGAGCCTCGAACAGCTGAGCCTTCGCCAGGTTCCATGCTGCCAGTCTCTTGTCGCCCTTTGCGTCCGCTATCAGAGCCTTCTCCAATCTCGGACTCAGAAGATGCTTCTCCGTTACCAACTTCTTCGCCTTGGCTATTTCCTTCATCAACTCCTCTCCGTGAAGAGTCGCTACCCAGGCTACTGCCTCCTCCATATCCTTCTTCATTGCTTCTGTCATCATAATCAGCTAATTCTGGTAAAATTGATTTGACATATTGTTTGTACTCTCGTTCACGATCCTCAATCTCCATCATACGGTCAAATTCAAGTCCATTGATGTGATCAAGTTCGCTTTCAGATGGCAAAGATAACTCTTTTTCGTGAATATACGATTTATATTTCTCAATTTCTGCCTGTCTTTCGATAATTTCACGCTCTTTCTGTGCCTCATAATACTCTTCCTCGCTTGCAAGTTCATCTTCTGCAGCTGCTATGCGGTTCATCAGAGCCACATTTTTCATTTCCTTCACGCTGTCATAAGACTTGAACATATCAAGAAGGGTATTACGAACATCCTGGTCGGTATATCCCATATCCTGCAAGTTTACAGGAAGGTCATTATATACCTTCACAGCAAATTCGTTAACCGACATACCAGTTCCTTTCTTGGCAATAAGATAATTGAACTTATTAGAATCATACCCCTTGCCAATACCAAACTTAAAATTACTCTTGCCCAACTCATATTGAAGAGATTCCGGATTCAAGCTATGAGGACTCAAAAATTCTGATACAGCCTCTTCAAGAGTCTGAGGAGTAAAGTCCGTAACATCAACAGAGGCATCCTTGTATATCTTTATTATTGCTCCAAGGTCATTCTTCTTGATAGCATCAGACACAAGAACCTTACGCTGCTCAGAAGGAGTCATACCCAGTTCCTCCATTTCCTGCTGGCTAACTTCTGTTTTATAAAGTTTGCTGAGTTTATTAGCTTGTGCCTTCAAACCCTTTGCTGCAACAGATAAATTAGTCTGCAGAGCCTCCAGCTGAGCCTTTGTAGTATTCAATTCCATAAGTTGGTTAGGCTCCAGCTCTGTTTCGCCATTGATATACTGATCCAGCATATCATTCACACCATTTATCTTGCGTTCCACATCCTCCTGGGTATGATAGATGTCCTTGCGCTGAGAGGTAATATAGTCGGTAGCCTCATCCATAGTTGGATATTGCTTCTTCAATTCCTTATCATCAAGTACGAGCACATGGAAATCATCAGATGGCACGATGGCAGTTTCATCAACACCAGCCTTCTCCACCTCAGCCTTGCGCTCCTCCGTCATTGCTTTCACCTCATCAGGAGTCATCACGCTGTTGCGGATAGTATTCCAGTTTTTGAAACGAGCATCAAGATCAGCAATCTGCTCATTAACCAGACTCAACTCATCCTCCACCTTCTTAGCCTTTTCCGGGTCAAGATCGGCATTTGTATCAAGCCAGTTCTGATATTCAGCAGCAGCCTTCCTCTTGTTGGCAAGTTGAGTCTTGATGTCATCACGGCTGCCATTAACCAGATTCAAAAGTTTGCCATGGTCTTCACCATACTGCTCCTGCAAATATTCAGCAGCCACCTTTGCGTCTGTATCTTTTGAAGAATAATCAGGATGTCCCTCGCTCAATCCCACGATGCCTTTGGCAAATCGTTCCTTCTTATCAGCCTCAGCCTGCTTCAACTCTGCTATTTCACGCTCACCATCCTCTCGATCCAAGTGCTCATTAATTGTGTTATCAAGCGCATTCTTGCGCCATGCAGCAAACTCTTCTTTAGACAGGGGAAGATAATCTTTACCATCAGTAAGCACAATTTTTCCGTCCTCGCTATATCCGGCAAAGGTCATGTTGATATTAGCATCACCCTCCTCCATGGCAATTGTAACCTGGTCATTCGGCTTCAAACCGCTGCCATCAAACTGGCTGATAAACTGCTTATTTCTTGCATCCTTCTGCTGAGCCAAAGAACTCTCAATGTATTCATCAAGAGGAACAGGAGTGCCCACCTCTCTAATCTCGGCATTAGATACCTGCTTAATTGTAGGCTGTCCCTGCTCATCTGGAACGACAACAAAGGCTCCACCATATTCGTTAGCCTTCTTCAGGAATACCTGTTTTCCGCTATCCAGAGTAGCTGGCATGATGTTTCCGTCTTCCGTCTGGTATGGCCAGAGCTGTTCCTTCAAAGCCTCACCATAGCCATCATCGGCATGCTGCAGAGCATCAATAGCGCCCTTCTTGGCATCCATTGCCTCTACATACTTACTGATAGCCTCTTTTTGTGCTGGAGTCAAACTACTTGCACGCTGAGCCACAAACTGCTCCATATCTCTACCTTCATTATAGGCATTGGCTACAATATCAGGCATCTTCTCATTGTCAGCAAAAGCACGCTTCAAACGTCCTGTAGCTAAATCACTATTATAATCGATAGCCTGCAAAGCCTCAGAATCCCCATTCTTATAGGCATTCTGTCCCATAACAAAAGCATCAGAGCCTGCAACCTTTGTCTCAGGACTTGCACCCTCAGCAGAAGAGTTTGAAACGTTTGCAGGGTTTGCAGCAACTTCTGCATCACTCGGAGTTGGTACGGATTTGGTACGGTCTTGGTACGAAGCAGGTCCCTCTGAAACTGGAGGCTCCTGGCCACCAGCAGAACCCTCAACAGGAGATACCGGGTTTCCGCCTTCAATCCTCTTCTGCTCATTACCATGTGAAGTATTATAGAGATCATCCATCGTCTGCTTCATTTCACGTTTCAGTTCGATGGAGTTGTAAAGCTCCTTAAGATAAGATTCCACCAAAGGTGCATATTTCTTATCTTTCGACTCCAAAGCCTTACGAAGTGTACCGCGCGCCACGCCATTGGAATCCTCAAACGTGTTGACAAACTCCCTCATCACAGAACTGTTCTCCAAAGCACTGTCATAATAATGACGATAGGCATTAATCTGCTTCTGCTCCTCATCAGTAAGGATAATACCCTTCTGCTGCTTATCCATGATTTCCTTGATGGCACCAGCATTCTGATGAAGATAAACCGCTGCCTTATCCTCATCTGTCAATTTCTCACCCATATTATATTTCTGGGCTGCCTTGTTGTATAAGCCTTCAAGATGTTCCTGCGTAAACTCATTGTGGAACTCACCTTCCAGCACAGAAGCCAAACCAAGAGTCTTCTCATACTCCAGTTTCTTATCTGCCTTCTGAGCCTCATCAAGAGAAGAAAACTCCTTTCTGTCAATGATACCGCCATCCTTATTCAATGTTTCGAGATAAACCTTGCCGCCATTATCCATAGGCTGTACGATGACGGAATCTACTACAGGAGAGAAAGAAGAAGGGCGCTTGCCTTCCACCACTGCCATCATCTTAGCCTTCAACACCTCCGGCACGCTCTTGTCGTTCATAAGGTCCATATACTTCTGGGTTAACTGCCCATCAAGTCGCTGAGCATTCTCACCAACCACAGCATACTCCCCGATGCCCACCTTCTCAAAAGCATCACGAAGACCATCATAGCCGAATCGTTTCAACTCGGCAATATCCTGATCAGTGAAATCAAACTTCTTGTTAAACTCCTTCGCATCCTTGAATCGGGCATACTTGCCCACAAAACCAGGGAAACCAATAGACAAAAGATTAGCACCACTCTCCAAGAAAGTTTCAACAGCCTCCTTGCCAGTAGGCTTGAAATTCGGGTCGTGCGCCATACGCTCCAACAACTGCTGCCCGGTCATGATACCGGAATCCACTACCTTTCCACCAACATCAGCCAGAATATTGGTAGCTAAGCCTCTGCCCTTGCCTATCATATTGGCAATAGTATTACCCTGCATAAAGACACCTAAGGCACTCTGTTTACCTCCCTCTAATAAAGTATCAAGTGCTATTTTCCACCCAGAAGGATTGTAAATCTTGCCATTCTCATCAAACTGACCAGTGCGGTATTTTTCATCAATAGGCTTTGAAATAGCAGACTGACCGCCAAAGGTAACTGCACCATGCACGGCTCCGCTTTTCAAAGCCTCGGCCTTGCTCTTGCCGATAAGCACCTTGGCAGCTCGCTCTGCCATCTTACGCTCCATACCCTTAGCCATCAGGTCACCTGCCAGTTTACCCTCTGCCTTTGCTATCATACTCTTGGTCAACTTGCCACCTGCGGCTCCCGGCAGCCAATAACTCCAGGCATCACCTGCAAAGGTTAGCGCACCGCTAGCCACGTTCTCCCAGAAGCCCGGCTGATACTGCTGATTGGCAATATCCTCCAGCCAGTTCTGGTAGTCCGTCTGAACAGCCTTGCGAATAATCTTACCCACAATAGTGTTACCCAAACCAGTCTTCATGATGTACTCAGCACTACCCTTAGGCATCATACCCTTAATCTCCAGCTGGTCCAACTCATTCTTAATGGCAGCATTGATCATTGGCTTGAACTGCTTAGGATTACCACTAAGATTGCCATTCAAGCCATACCGTTGCATCACCTTAAATGCGGCATTGCTCATGTCATTCAGGAACTTCGGATTCCGGTAGAGTTTGCCAAACTTCTGCTGCAAACCAGAAAGCACCTTTGCAGGATCCTTGGCCTCGTTTGCCTCATACTGAGCACCAAGTGCTGTACCCAGACGAAGATTAGCCGGAATAAACTGGCTTCCTTCCATTCCCTCCGTAAATGCCTTACTACCTGCCTCCTGAGCCTTGTTGTACTCATCCACTACAGATGGATTCACATACTTATTAATAACGTTAGAAAGCGCATCATTGATGTCCTGGTTCATCAGTCTGTCCTGTACATGCTCATCGTGAGCATAGAGGCGTGTTGCGATGCCCTCAGCTATGTTGCGGTAGTTCGGACCATATTTGTTCACCAGACTCTGCACCATAGCTGGCTTCAGGAAATGAGCCACATAGTCATCATAACTGATACCCATGCTGTCTGCCTCCTGCTTCAACTTATCCTGCACGCCATGGCTATACCATTGCGCCTCGATACTCTGCTCAGCATCCTGCACCGTATCATCAGGCAAAGAAGATACTACTTGGTTGGTAACGTCCATGGCAGAACGGTTGGCATATCTGTGCAAAGCAGGCATCACCATATTCACTGCCTCCTCATTGCTATTGGCAGTACCATCAGCCAACAAGTCGGCAACCATATTCGCAAAGTAATCGCCCTCCTTATCCGGTCTCTGCTTCCAGTTCTCAATATAGTTGGCAAGTTTGGCATCCATCAACCCCTCATTATTCACCACACCAGTTGGTGTTGTAACAGGAGCCGTATTAGCTGATGATGAAGAAGAAGCTTCTTCCTTCACAGGCATTTCCTCACCTTTTACAACAGGCTGAGGAATCTCTGGTGATGGCTGATATGTTCCGTTGCTCGTCTGAACACCAGTAGGAATCATACCCAAGGCTTTTGCTATAAGCCCAGGCTCCTTGTCTGTTGTTTCCGGCTTCTCTTCCTCAGGCAAAGAACCTGTCATCCATTTAGTAAACCATGATCTGTTATCTTCCTTTGGCTTTTCTGCTACAGGCTTCGCTGCTGGTTGCGCAACCTTTGGCTTATTCTCTACAGAAGCACTTTGCCCACTACTCTGAGGAGTTGAAGGCTTTTGAGCAACAGGTGCTTTACCAGAAAGATATGTTTCTAAAGATTTTTGGTCTTTAAAATTATCATATCCTGCTTCACTTAATGCATTATAAAGTGTAGCTACATTTTTGCTGTCAGAAACATAGTCTCGAAACTCCTGCTCTGTACCAACATCATCATAACCATCATCAATTAACGCTTGATGTAATTTCTTTATATTATCGTCCATATTATAATTTTAAATGTTTACCTTTATTTGTTTTGCCATTATTTGATTTTCTACCAATGCCAATACCGAGGCTCTTAGGTACAAGACCTCGTTCTTCAACATCATCAACAAACATTCTTTGAAGACCTGCATTCCACTGCTTGCCAGTATCTCCATTTTTACCAATGCCATACTTTTCTTCATAAATAGAAGCAAGATTATTGCCTCCCTTCTTTTTCATGTGATTATAGTATTTGATGAACCTTTTACCATATTCTGCTTGAGAATATTTTGGCGTTGTTCTAATCGTCTTATTAGTTGCAGCATTGTTCTTTGCTGTTGTCGAATTATTCACGGCAACATGAGAACGACTATCTGCAGCCTTTGCAGCTGCAGCTTCAGCCTGATTGTCCAGCAACTTACCCTTCTTGCCTCTCAGTTCGTCCTCAGTCTTCTTCTTTGATTCATTAAAGTCTGCACCTGTAGAATGCTCTCTTGCTGATTGATAGACTTCCTCAACCTTAGCTGGAGTGAGGGCATCGGTTTGGTTCTTCTGTGATGCACGATAAGCAGCCAATGCCTCATTTGCCTTTGCAGCAGCCTCTGCCTGCATCTGTGCCTGCTTGTCTTGACGGTCCTTCCAGATATTCACCAGCATCTGGTCATAGCCCTTAGCTCTCAAAGCATCTGTAGCCTCCCTGATCTTGCGTTGGCGGTCGGTAAGCTCTTGTGCAGATTCTATTTTTTGCGATGGAGCACCTTGAACTGTACCAAAAAAGTTACCCAAGTGCATAAAAAGATTTCCCCATTGCTCCATCTTGGCCTGCCTCTCCGCTTTCTTCTTCAAGGCTTCATTGGCAGCTACGGTTTTATCTCCATCACCCAGAGTTTTGAGCCATGGCATGAAGGCAGACCAGTTTCCATCACCATTCTTCTGGTAATCCCTCATAATGTCATAAGGCTTCATCTGCTGCAAGATAGGATTCTGTTCTATCTCGCTATAAGGTCTGCTCCAGTCAATCTTGATACCCTGGTTAGGCTCCACCTTGGTAACTTCCTCGGTTGGCTGTTCTGCAAAAGATTCATGGACACCATTCCCGGTAATACCAGTAGTATCAATAGCTGTATTCTTTCCCGGTTCTGTATCAGTTGTCTGAACAGGTACTGCAACCTCCGGCTTCACCGCATTATCATCAGGGAAATCAGTAATAGGAGTTGCTGCTGTTGCCGGACGTTTAGGAGTTAAATCATCCAATATAAATCCCATAATTACCTCCTTCCTTAAATTGGCAATGCACTTGCAGCTCCAGCCAATGCACCAGTGGCATCTGTAATCCCCTGTGCTGTAGAAAGAGCCTTCTCCTTTTTGGCAGTGGCGATGTAGTTAGTCATCTGGTCTATCTGCGAATCAGCAGTATTCCACACATTTTCTTTGGTCTGAGCACCTTGCACAGCCGCCTGCTGCATGATATTACCCACCTGCTCCTGGGCAGCCTGTTTACTGAGCGCAACCGCTTCATCAGAACCGCCACTAACAATATTGGTGTTCTTTGCGGTTGCTGTTGCATTATCCAATACCTTCTGGGCATTGGTTACGGCTACTTGATTTTCCGCAGATTGAGTAGGGTCCTGATAATACAAGTTATCACGATGATCCTTCACCTGTTGCATACGGTCTTGAAACATGTTGATATAATCATTATATCCCTTGTTTCTTGCTTTAGCTGCTAAGGAACCGCCTACAGCAGAGATTGCACCACCTAAAAGTCCGCCAGCAGAGCCTTTAAGCCCACCAACAATTTTTCCAATTAATCCCATAAAATTCGAATTTTAATGTTTAAACTGTTCAAAAATAATGCGTTTTTCTTACCTGTCTGTGATAAGTTCCGCAACTTGAACACCAAGTTTCGTAATTATTTCCTATATTTGCACCCGAAAACTATCAGTAAACATTAAAAATCAATAGAATATGGCAGTAAAACAAGACAATAATAATGAGCCGAAGCCAAAGAGGAAGAAGACTGGCGGACGTAAGGCTGGCACACCTAATAAGGTTACCAAAAGTGTGCGTGAAAGCCTACGTGATGCCCTTACTGGCTACATCAATGGTATCAATGAGAAGAACTATTCACTTTTCACGGATCTCATGCAGATTGACGAGCCTGCCGGACGTCTGGCGATGGTGGCAAAGTTCCTTCCATACGTGGCTCCAAAACTCCAGTCTGTATCGTTCAATAATGATGAATCCAGAAACTTATCTGTGGAGGAATCTTTCATGCAGTTGGAAGAGAAATTTGAGAAACAAGAAACCACTATCAACATCAAAAATCTCAAAATTGTTAATAATGGCTAATTATAAAAAATGGGTAGCCCTCTCTAAATTTTCTTCAACTTTAGAGAAGACTACCCTTGACTTGGTTATCGAGCAAAAACGCTCCATTTTAACTTATATTGGGTCAATTTTAATCTGTCTTAACACAAAATAGCTATTTTATGTCCCTGACTCGTTCAAAGTACTTAGTCTGGTTCTTGGTCACATTCTTCACCTTAATCTGTATCGTACAATTCTTAGGCACAGTATCATTGATATTATCCATCAGTTGCCGGATAATGTCATCTGTGTTCCGATAGCCCTTGCCATCCACATGAGCCACAACCTCACCCATGAAGTAGGCATCAGCACTGAGTTCAAATGTCTCCTCCACCTTCTCAAACACCGGAGCATGATACTCCTGTATTCGTCTGCTTGTATCATTGGTAAAGAAAATCTTCTCCACCACCTTCTCGTTCAGTTCCCAGGCTCTGGAGAAATCCGGCTTCACATATCCCATGGTAATCTTGTGAGTACTGACGTGATTCATTGCAAAGCCTATCTCTTCATAGTTGGCACCAATATCATTTTGCGCTATAGTTGCCCAGGTGTGGCGAAAAGTGTAAGGAGTTATCTTCAATTCACTATCCTTCAATGTATTGACACAGAATTTCTTTAGAAAGAGGCACAAATTACCATCCATCGACCTGCTACACCCATAGCTTTTATGGAAATTAAACAGATATGGGTCATCTTTATCTGCGAAATACTTCGTCATTGTAGGTAGGAGCATATCAGGAACTCTCATTTCTATATATGCTTCATCAGCTCTAGCCGATTTCGTCTTCTGGCGCTTGTAATGCAAGATACCATCATAATAATCAACCTTTTTCATTACATAAAGGTCAGCCACATTGATTCCGGCAAGACACAATACCATCTTGCAAACATCCACTGCCAGGCATTCTGTCTTAGAAGAAGGAATCACAGAAAATATCCTTCTGCAATCCTCCATCAGGATAGCACGCTTTTTGGGCACTATATGCCTAGAAAACTCCACCTTAGTCCAAGGATTCACCTTAATCCTTACGATGTCGTTGTCATAATCATTATATTTAGCCACACCTGCCTTGAACATTTTCTTTAGGAACTGTGGATAGAACGACTTCTTAGATTTAGAATCCTTCATACTATCTATCCATCCTTGCACAAGTTTGGTATTCAATTCGCTAAACATAACTTTCTCAGAACCGCAATATCTTTCTATGCTATGCAATGTATTGTGATAATTGACAAGAGACTGAGGTTTCAATGTTTCAGATAATTCACCAATATATTCTCTAGCGAAGTCTGAGAAACACACATCTTCATCATTCTGCTCCAGATAGTCCCTAACCTGTTCAGCACTCCAGGAACGGATGTCTAGCTTATTTAGCTTGAACATCCATTCTTCAATAATTTGGTTCAGAGAATTAAGCACAAAAGAATCCTTCACATCATGAGAACCCTTCACGATGCCTTTCTGCCCCACCATCTTGCTCGTCTTGATATAAAGCGATCTACGATTATGAGTCATTCGGATATAAACTTGGTAAAAGCCATCCGATCTCTGATGTTGAACAACAATTTTAAATGTAGCCATAGTAATTTTCTTTTCAAAGCAATTTCGAAACAAACGCTCTAATTTGTCACGTTCATCGTGCCAAACGTTTTCAAAACACTACACTTCTGACTATCTAGAAGCCAAGCACTTACGTTAACTTATTTAATATCAACAAATTACAAAAATGAACCCTTTTATTTCCAAACCAAATTCATAACACCAAAACTAAA